GGTGTTCACACGCAGGATGATACCTTTCTTGCCTTCGAGATCCTCCTTGAAGGAATCCAGCTTGAACGAGACATAACGGTCGTAGTTGTATCCGCCTTCGTCGCCGTGGGCGTCGCGGCGCAGTTCGAGGTTCAGGTACCCCTCTTCCGTGTATTCAGGAGCGATCTCCGTCACGTTGTTGCGTACCAGCAGGAAGGTGTGTTTCGTGAGGTCACAGGCATTGAACCCGACCCAGACATTGAGGTAATTGCTGTTGAGGAATGCCTCCTTGAAGCTGGTTTTGTCGTCTTCCAGCGCGTCGAGTTCCTCTTGGGTGGTCACGACTTTCGTGCCGCCCGAGTAGATGTCCTGTATGTAATAGAGCGCCATGTTGTAATCGTATCCTTCCACTTTGTTATTCAGCAGGTTGAAATATATGACGACGCGCTGGTCTTCCTCGGCCTTATAGCTGCCTATGCGGCTTTTGTCGCCCGGGTACACCGTCTTGCCATCGTCGAGAACGACATAGAAATCGTTATTTTCGAGCGGCTTTACCGAAGCGAAAGCCGAAAGCCTGGGGTAGTCCCCGTCCGAATCGTTGCAGGAGGTGAAAATGGCCGCAGCCATGGTCACGAGAAGAAATAATCCGAATCTTTTCATATTTATAATTATTTTTGCGTTATCTTCACTGATTAAATGCAGAGCGGGGCGGAATACTGCACGGGTATAAAAATTTTCGGGTGCCGTGCAGTCTTTTGATGGCTACACCGTTTATAAGATGAACGCAAATATGGGAATGGAGGAGCAGATACTGGCCGAGGGGTGCAGAAAAGGGGATAATGCGGCCCGTCGTGAGCTGTATGACCGCTATGCAGGCCGTCTGCAGGCCGTCTGCCTCCGTTATTCGGGCGACCGTTCTACCGCCGAAGACCTGATGCACGATGCGTTCCTGAAGATTTACGGTGCTTTCGACCGTTTTTCCTACCGCGGCCCCGGTTCCCTGCGTGCCTGGATGGAACGGATCACGGTGAACGTGGCACTCGAATGGCTCCGCAGCCGGAACAAACTGAGCATGACGGCGCTCGACGAAGGGCGGCAGTTGCCCGACATCCCGGAGCCCGACCCGTCGGAGCTGGCACGCCTCCCGCGCGACGTGTTGATGGGGTTCGTCAGCGAATTGCCTGACGGTTACCGTACGGTGTTCAACCTCTACTGTATCGAAGGCTATTCGCACCGCGACATCGCGCAGATGCTGGGGATCAACGAAAAAAGTTCCTCGTCGCAGTTATTCCGCGCGCGGGCACTGCTGGCCCGCAGAATAGGGGCCTATATGGAGACACATTGAATTATGAAACAAAATAAAGACTGGACAGACGTAATGCGGAGTGCGCTCCGGGACGCCGAGGTGACACCCCCGGCCGACGGCTGGGCGCGGCTGGAGCGCGAGCTCGGGCCTGCTCCGCGTATCTCCGTGTTGCGTAGCCAGTGGCCGCGGATTGCTGCCGCTGCCGCCGCTGTGCTGATTTTCCTGGGTGGCGGGGGATACCTGCTGCATGAAAACCGGGATTTAGGGGATAAAGGGTTTGTTATTGCAACAGCGACGGACAGCGGCAGCTCTGCTGCGGACATGACACAGGTCGAAGGGACACCGGCGGGAGCCGGTGACGGGACTCTCGCGGGGACACTCCGCGCAGCCGTTCCGACCGAAGAGGCCGTGCGGGCTGCGGCGCTGCCGGGCGAGGAGCCCGGTGCGGGGACGGCTTCCGGGATTGCACCGGGACGGGATGCCCTTGCCGCCGCCGATATGCGGGGCTTCGAGGACGGCCGTGCAGCGGCTTTGACCGCCGGAGCTTTGACCTCCGGAACTGCGCCCGCCGGGAATGCGGCTGCTGAAAATGAGGCTGCCGGTAGTGTGGCCGCGGAAAATGCAGTGGCAGGGAACGAGGCCGTCGGAAACGGTTCCGCAGCGGCCGCCGGTGCCGGGGATGTCGCTTCGTCCGGCACACGGTCGGCCGTGCGTGCGGCTGTCGCAGGGCAGGCGTCCGCCACGGACGGAACCCGGGGTAAGGACGGTGCGGGGCAGACCGTACAGTCCCGCAAATACCCGGGCACGTACGATTACCTGGCCGATGACATGCAGGAACACAGGCGGCCCCGGCGCAGGACTTCGGTTTCGCTCTTCGCCGCAGGCGGCGTGACCGGCTCATCGGGGGCGACGGGCGGCGTCGGTTCCCACCTGGTGATGTCCGACGTATTGGTCGGCGGCACCAACGGTACGATGGCGCAGCTGAAATACAATTACGAGGATTATTCGTTCCGCCACCACCAGCCGCTCAGCTTCGGCCTTTTGGTGCGCAAGGAGTTCGCGTACGGGTTGTCGCTCGAAAGCGGTGTGAACTATACGTTGTTATGGTCGGACGTGAGCATGCAGTCCGGCGGCGAGGATATCAGTCAGAAGCTCCATTTCATCGGGGTTCCCCTGCGCCTGAACTGGCAGTTCCTCGAAACCGGGCGTTTCTCGATGTACGTGGGCGCGGGCGGTATGCTCGAGAAATGCGTGTCCGCCAAGTTCGGCACCAAATCCGTCGACGAACCCAAAGTCCAGTGGTCGGTGGCCGGGGCCGTCGGGGCACAGTACCGCCTCGGCAATTATGTCGGGCTTTACTTTGAGCCCGAGGTTTCGCACTACTTTACGGAAACCACCCTGCGCACTTCGCGCACCGATTCTTCCTTGTCGCTGACCCTCCGCCTTGGAGTACGCCTTTCATTCTGACGCTCAGCTGATATATCATACCTGCACGTCCCCGGGGGCGTGAAATACGACTTGGAGAAGTCCGTACCCGAAGCGATACGGACTTTTTTGTGATCTGTCCGAATGTGTTATTTTATGGCTTAATTATGCTATTTTTTATTGACTAATGAAAATTTGTTCTTATTTTTGTTGAATAAAAGATTGTGAATTGACGCTAACAAAAAAGCACAAGTGCAGCAATCTGTGCACTTGTGCCTTTGTAGTCCCGACGGGACTATAGGTAATATTATCTCATGAAATCATTGGGATTGCATAAAGCAACAAAAATTGGCTGCAATGGTATGTATCGGCATCTTTACGGATGTCATGAAACGACCGAAATATCACCAGATAAAGTATAAGTCGCCAAAAAGTCGCCAAAAATTATTGAAGTAATATATGGTTGTTTATATTTGCATCCGTGCAAATATAACAATTATGGCGACAATTTACTATTCACTCTCTGCCAAGGAGAATACATGCGGTTTACACGAGGTGCTGATTCGGTTTACTCACGGACGCCTTAACCAGCGTGCCAAGACCGGTATTTTCGTGCTGCCTGAATATTGGAGCGCCAAGACACAATCGGTTTCTGTTCCCCGTTTCAGGATGATGTCTCCTGCCCAACAAGAGATCGTCGAACAGGCAAACGAGGCACATTCTAAAATCTCGGCATTGACATCTTTTGTCATGCAATCGTTCATAGAGGCAGGAGCAGGGAAGGTTAGCTTGCCTCCGAGTTGGCTCAGGGATGTTATTACGCCTTATTCTGTAGGATTGTCGCAAGACAAGGATATATGGGCACACTTTGAAAGTTACGTATCCAAGAAGGGGTTTTCTGTGCGCCGTAAGATGGCATTCAATGTTCTTATGAGGGCTCTCAAACGCTACGAGTTGTACAAAAGGATTTTCGACCGCACCTTCACCCTTTCGCTGGGGATGCTAACGCCCGAGGTATTGGATGACTTTGAGGACTTTTATCGCCGGGAGCACGATATATGCGAGGAATATCCGCATATCTATGCTTTGGTGCAGGATTCGAGGATACCACACCAGCGTGGCCACAATACGGTTGTCAGCAAGATGATTCTCTTGCGGGCTTTCCTGAATTGGGCCGCAAACAATGACCTGATCCAAACTAATCCTTTCCGGAAGAAGGAGATAAAACAAGCTGTATATGGTTCCCCGATCTATATCACAATCGCCGAGCGGAACAAGCTATACCATACAAACCTATCCAGGCATCCACGACTGGCGGTACAGCGGGATATATTCGTATTCCAATGTCTCATAGGGTGTCGCGTGGGGGATTTGATAACCTTGAAACGGAGCAACGTAGTAAAAGGTGCTGTTGAGTATATCCCGCGCAAAACGAAGGAAGGCCATCCGGTGACGGTGCGTGTCCCGTTGAACAATCTTGCAAAGGAGATAATCAATAAATACGCATCCCCTGACAATGCAGTACTGCTCCCCTTTATTTCGGAGCAAAAATATAACGAGGCAATTAAAAAATGCTTTCTTGCTGCCGGATTGAAACGCATGGTAAGTGTACTCAACCCCGTCACCAGGGAGCCAGAGCAAAAACCGCTCTACCAAGTTGCGTCATCCCATATGGCGCGCCGTACTTTTATCGGGAATCTGTATAAGCAGGTCAAAGACCCTAACCTTGTGGGCTCTTTGTCGGGGCATACCGAAGGCAGCAAAGCATTTGCCCGCTACCGCGACATAGACGAGGAGATGAAAACCGATCTGGTGAAACTTCTGGAATAATCAAATCGTATTCATCAACTCGCATACGACGGCAGCGAATATGGGTGCGCAGCATTCGCTCACTTCGAGCATCGCCATCCAGTATTGGGTGTCATCTTTTTCCATGTCCATTACATTTACAACAGGTGAATTGGTGCACATCTTCCCATAGTACCTGGTTTATTTCGCCGGTAAGGTATGCTACATCTTCCCCGGCCATCGGCAGGCCGAGAGTAAGGGCTACATCGTCTACGAGGTGCCGCAGTTCGTGCTCAAAGCTGTTGAGAAATTCCCACGGCGAGGAGTGCATCCCTATTACGATGACACTTTGCCGATGCTCCTTGTTGGAGTAGGTGAATCCCGTATCCATTTCGCACTTCACCATATTCCCCTGTACGCGATGAAGAACCGTATCGGGGCATCCGATATCGGTAAGGGACTTGAGTATTTCGCCCGTATAGTAGCACGTCACGGCATAATATATGCGCAACGTCCAACCATACTTGTGAATACTCAAGTCCCGAATCTTCATTTTTCCTCCCTTTTTCCGTACTTGCGCCAGTTTCGCGCCAGCCTTCTGCGTTGTGCCCGGTTGAAGCGCTTGTTCTCGAATACGTCGTTCACCGCCCCGGCCAGTTCCTGGTACTTGTCGGCAGGCAGGTTACGGACGAGCGTTGCGATATTTTTCATCGATTTCGTCGTTGTCGTTTGTGAATTCGCTGATCTGGGGGTATTCTTCCATGGCTACATCATCTCTTCCCACAGGATGGGTGTTCCCGAGCCGATGGTATCGGCATAGTAACGTGTAAATGGCAAGCCGTCGTAGCCGTCCTCGTCATTGATATAGTCACGTATGAACATCGCCAGGTATTGTGGATTGGGTATCGACGACCCGAAATAGTCCGCCAATGCCATGTTGCAGACGTACACGCAATCATAGCCCTTGTCCTTTTTGAGTTCGATGCCGTACTGCTTGAGCAGCGCATCCACCTTATCCTTAGAATAGGGCTCGATCTTCTTGCCGTTCCTGTCCTTCATGCGGGAAACGGCGAATTCGCACATCTTCTTTGAAAAGTGCCAACCGTAATTTTCGAGATATTCCCGGAACCCTGCCGGGAAGTTTTCATGTGTATCTAACCTGTCCATATTTTTCGATTTAAAAATTGGAGAGGGCACTGCGGCCCCCTCCCTCCGGTTTACCGCCTGCGATACCGCGAATAGGGGCCTGTACCCCTTACGCCACGGCGTTCGCCGTAGGCGTCGTCATACTCATACCCGCCGCGGTCATACTCGCCACGTTCGCCGTAGCCGCCACCTTGTCCGTAGCTGCCACGCTCACCGTATCCGCCACGGCCTTCACGCCGGCCTTCTTCAAAGCCTTCTTCGTAGGCGCGTCGGAGCTCCCGCTCCATCTCCTCTTCGTGGCCGCCGAAGCCGCCACGGCCTTCACCTATGATTCTCCAACCCATAGTTACTTTGTTTTTGCAGGTGGTTCAGACTTGACAAGGCTCCTCAGTTCTTCCGCCGTCGGTATCTGGCTCAGCCGTTCGTTCATGTCAGCGAGCATCTTCCGCAACTCCCTGTTTTCGGCTTCGAGCTCCTTTGAACGCGCAGCTTCGGGGTCGAGCTGCATCAGGATCTCGTCGTAGACCTTCAGGTTGGCTTTGTGCCTGTCGAATGATTCCACGATGTCACGGCTTGCCTGCTGTGCCTCCATGATGGTCGGCTTCAACACTTCCCGTGTCGTCGCTACGGTAAGTCCGTCTTTTGAAACGATGTCCGCTTGCATAGGGACGCCCCAGGGCTCGTTGCCCTCTATCGAGATGTTGATGAATTGCGGCATCGGCGAGAATTGCCCGGGCTTTTGGGGCGGGAAATACGGTGCCGATACGTCTTTTACGTTGGCTGTATAAAACTTAGGCTGTTCCCTGTTGTCGAAAACGTAGACTAAGGAGCCTTTTCTCAAGTTCTGAAACATCTTGGTTAATGATTTGTGAAAGATAGGGGAGAAGGAGCCCTCCTCCCCGTCTTTCGGTTAATTGTTTTTTTAATTCAGACGGCACCGGTCATCAATTGCAAAGTATCGGTCTGCTTGTCATACCATATCTGGTATACCCCTGACCCCGGAATATCCGATACTGTAACATTTGCTCCGTTGTACGTCGTCAGATTCTTATTTTGCCCGTTGGTTTCAAACAGCACGGGAAGTGTTCCCGTTGTGCCGGCAGGGATTTCCTGTACCAACTCAACCAGCACGAGTCCCCGGTACCACGAATTTGCAAATGCGTGGTTGGGAAAGGAAAACACAACCCCTGTGGTCTCCACTGTCACGCCTGTAGTTTTTAGTACCGGTATGCCTCTGCGGTTAACATACTGAAATGGGAATACTGCCATATTTTTGTATTTTAAGTTATTATAACTAATTTTACATCGGGATAGGTTGGAGTCATGACCAACTGATAAGGGCTTGCCAAACGTCCTTCCCTCTTTTTCTCGTTTGGCACCACTAAATTGTTTGGCAATGACAAATCGGGAATTCATAGAGAGTGTTGCTCTCGAAGGAGAAGAATGGCGTATTATTGATGGTACGCTCGGCTATTTCGCGGTATCTGATTATGGTAGGGTTTCATCGCTATCCCATCGCGTGAGCGGAGGTAATAACAATAGTTGGACGACTAAACCTCGCATATTAACTCCTCGCCCAAATCGGGGAGGATATTTGAGAGTTAGACTTACATCCCTACACGGAGTAGATAAGACTGAATTAGTCCATAGGCTTGTTGCTAAAGCGTTCATCCCCAATCCTAATAACTATGCATATGTAGACCATATAGATGGGAACCGGACGAACAATGTGGCACGTAATCTTCGTTGGTGTACTCGTTCAATGAACATGCTTAACCCTGTCACAAGAGAGTGTGCAGCAAAAGCACGAAGAATACCCAACAAGAAAAACAGAAAGCCAATTGTCCAGATTAAAAATGGAATATTGGTTGCAAAATATAAAACAGCATCCGAAGCCCATCAATTACACGGATTTCACATCGGAGGAATATATGAATGCATTCGAAAACCAACTCGCACATTGAAAGGATTTCATTGGCGCTGGCTTTCGGATTGGGAAGCCTCTTATCAGTAAGTCAAAGAACATTTCACCTATCGGCGAATAATAGCATTATCCCCAAAATCCGCCGCTCCCCCCAAAGCCAAACCCTGCACCATATCCGAGACCATATTGTGCGGCAATACACGTAGGCACACCGACAATAGGCGAATAGGGCACGGTAGCCGTTTCGGGCAGCTTGCACTTGATGCTATTCACGTCATTCTGCAAAGCCGCTACAGCGGCGTTCACGGGTGCTACAGCCTGTCCTACAACACCGGCCATGTAGGCGTTTTGGTGTTCGAGGTTGAGCTGCGTGGTCAGCGTGCTGTTCTTTTCGCGCAGGGCATCAATTTTATCCTGCAATGCAGCTGCCTGCATTTGATCCAGTTTGGAAATTATCGCTGTAGTCCCGCTTTGAGAAGTTTCGCGAATTGTGTTTTGTAAATCACAGGTCTGACGTTGTGTTTCATAGGCAACGCTACTGAATCCGCGCTCCATGCCCACATTGACGCCATTGATGGCCTGCTTCATATCGCAGCAGCACGCGGCGATCTGGTTGCCGATTTGGCATCCCATCGACTGTACAGCGTTGATGATCTGCTGGCTTGACATGCCGAGGGTGCCCTGGATGTTGCACAGCGTGTTCTGAATCTGCTGCGTAGAGCAGTTGAGCGACGATGCCAGCTGATTGATGGCTGCGCCGTTCCCTTGGATTGCGTTCATAAGAAGTTCCCGTCCGGCGTCACCGTTGAGCTGCGCAGGAAGGCCATTGGCGTTGTTACCGCCGAAGCCGTTGCCACCAAAGCCGCCCCAGCAGAAGAACAGCAGGATGATCCAGATCCACCAGCACCCGTCACCGCCCCATGCACCACGGTTGTTGTTACCGTTCATGAGTGCCGCTACGAGGTTGGGATCCATGCCCTTGTTGCCCATCATTGACGAGACGAGAGCCGCGATGTCAAGGCCGCCACCCGAGCCGCCTCCATCGAAAATATAAGTTTTATCCGAACCCATTTTTAATAATTATTGAATGATTGCCGCCCCTGTCAAGGCCGGGCGTTCACCTGTTGCAACATTGCAAAGGTGGCTGCGGGCGGCAGGCATATCAATTCATTGGGGCGCAGATGGGAGGCAACTTCTTCGCAATAAGTTCGCACTGTATTTCGAATATAGGGTGGCTGTATCGCTTGCGTTCATCGAACCCGGCGACCATCTTCTCTATGGCCCGGCGGGAGAAGCGCATCATCCGGGCGATGTCGGTGATGTACATGCCGTTTTTATGGCAGAAGTGCACGAGCATGTAACGTGCATCGACCACATCTTGAAATTTATCCTTCGAAAGGATTTGTTCTTTGGCTATTTCAGTTTCAAATGCAACACATTCGAGTATTTGTGCAAAAAGCTCCGATTTACGCATATGCTTTCCCGATTTTTTATTATAAATTTGTTATACCACTATACAAAAAGCCAACACACCGATTCAAGGAATAAGTCCTCAATGTGGTGCGTTGGCACAATCGTATAGTGGTATATGCGGGAAAGCGTTGGGGACTTTTTTATGCCCGTACCCCAAGGCCCGTTATTCGGTTACAACCGATGGGAAGTCATCCCAGTATATGTAAATCAGCTCTTCCATTGCGCGTAGTGTTTTCGTATTTCAAGGTATTCAGGGTTATCTTCATGGGCATATGCTTCCTGTTCGAAAGTTATCCTTCGGTACTTGAAGCCGTGAAATACCCAATCCAATAGGTAGACGATGTAGAAGGGCACATATAACAGTTCTCTCATCTGTGCGGTGTGTATCGCTTCGTGGTTTTTATTTTTATCCGACAACGGGCGGGCGGACTTGCGGGCAAATACGATCCCGAACAGATTGATAGCCTTGTATCACTTGAAGGGGATGATGTCGTTATAAATTATCTTCATACCTGTCAGAATTGCCATAAAATAATACCTACTCCTACGCCGACCGTAGGCTGGAACCCTTGCGGTGTGTACGCCGCTCCGACCCCGGCCGTCAGGGCGAAGCGGCTGCGCCGGGTGACTACCTGCTGTCGGATAGTCGTGCGGTCGTATGTTTCTATCCAGTCGAGCGTCGGCCGAAGGTTGCCGATCCGGGGCCCGCTGACCTGTGCCCGGTAGGTGCTGTCCGAGTAGGGGCGCGTTTCCATCGCCACCTTCATCTGCACGCTGTCTGCCCCGACTTTCACAACGACGGTCTCCGTCACCGTGTCGGGCGGCGCGAAGAGCAGCACCGGCACCGAGATGTCGGCCAGGCGGTACGTGCCGGGCAGCGGTTCCGGCCGCGGATAGAACACCGTGTCGATGCGCGTTATTTCTTCGACAACCACCGACGCGGCGCCCCGGCGGTAGCCCCAGCCGAAGAGCAGCGCTCCGGCAGCAAGGGCGGCGAGCAGGTAGAGGATCAAGCGTTTCATGCCGTCATGGGGATATATTTGCCCGCACGCATGGTCAACAGCTGCCGCCGCTGGCCACCCTGGCGGTTCTTGTAGCCTATATGCACCCAACGGGGCGTGCCGGCGGCATCCTCGTCCTCCGAGATCATCTGGTCGAAGGCGCGGCCCCTGAGCCACGTACGGCAAAAGCGCTTGAAGTCGGCCATACGGCCGTTGCACGGCACCAGGTCGAACGCGAAGCCGACGCAATGCGCCGAGGTCACAGAGCCCCCGACGGCCTTGTTGAGCGCGAAGCCGCGGTAACCGGACGAAACCCGGATTGCAGGCGTGCTCCACTGCTCATTGGCGCATTTCACCGCCCACGCCTCCCGCAGCGGGTCGAGCAGCTGCGCGACGGACATTTCGATATTGGAGCGGTGTTCCGCCGTCGGGGTATTGTCCAGGCCCTTTGCACGGGCCGTGGCCGAGCGCGTAAGCTCCGCCATTGTAAAATGCTTCATCAGGCAAAACGTTTAGTGTACAGGATATGCCCGACCCATCCGGCCATAGCACAAACAACCCCCACGAGGATGTAACGCGGGAATACGATTCCGAGCACTACGGCCACGGCCGCAACGATGCTCCATACGATCCATTTCTTTTTCATTTGTCCTTTTGTTTTTGTTTGTAGTTTTCCAAATAGGGAATCTTTTTAATCATCTCGAACGAGAGCACATAGTACAGGAAGTCGATGTATCGGTTCTTCGGGAATATGCGGTTCAGGTTCTTGAGGATGTTGACCCCGTAGAAATATATCAGGGCATATACTGCGAGCGAGATCGCCGACATCGCCCCGTCGTGGTTGTCGATGTTGTCCCCGACGAGCAGTATCATGGCCATCAGTCCCGATATTACCGCAGCCTCGGATATGCACTTGAAAGCCTTGCGGAATATGAATCCTTCGTGCTGCACGAGCACGCCGGCGAACAGGCCCGTGAAAAAGTTCGCGGCGAATATAATCATGCAGGCCGTCAGTATGTCGTGTATCGGGGCTATGGCGTTAAACATGTACACCAGGGCGCCTATCGACACCTGCCATACTTTCTCGCATAACCTTTCTATAAACCTCCACAATTCCTCCATAGGATATATTCTATTGTTCGGTCAGCACGTCTGCCTGCGCCTCGGGCGCCGCTTCCGACTTCTCCAATTCTGCGATCCTCTGTTCAAGCCGTTGCAGCACCGCGGCTAAAGTTTCCCCTTCGGAAACAAGCACGGCTTCGGCTACGGTTACGGGATAGAACGGCTCGCCGTTGGGCTTGTTGGTCATATACATCTTCATTGCTCAAGGTTTTGAAAGTCCATAACCGTTTCTTCGGCGGCCAGCTCTTCGGCACGCCGGGCCCTCAGCTCCGCAAGGGTCTTTTCGTTCGCGTTGTACTCCGCGTTGGCCGCTTCGTACTCCTCATAATCCAGAGGATAGGTAGCCCGGAAGTCAAGGCCGGACTTACTGCATTTGGCCGCCCTGTCGTCGGACTTGGCCATGACTGCCCGTAATTCGAGCTGCCGCGATTCGAGGATGTTGATTTGCTGTTGTGTTTCCATGGTTCAGGTGGTTATAAAGCACTGACCGTACGCACGGCGCACGCGTTATACTTGTTGCTGTTGCCCACGTAGCCCGCGTAGCCGTTGTAGATGAACGCGTTGCCGGAATTGTACTCGCACGATGTCCACGGATAATAACCCGATCCGTAGCAGGTCGTCTTACCGAGGCGCGACAGCGTGCGGTTTACAGGGTCGCTTTCCCGGTCGGCGGACGTTAGCACGCGGTCGTGCATGAGCAGGTAGACTTCATCGACGGACGGCAGCCACCATGCGCCCGCTTCCAGTCCGGTAGTTGCGCCCTCGACCGTGACGCCGTAGTCGAGAGCGGCCGCAGCGGCCGGATAACGGGGAACGCTTTCGCCGTGGATGTCGACGAACCGCAGACCGCCGATCAGGTGCGTGTTGGCCTTGCCATCACGAAGCAGCGCGCCGTAGGCTGCGGGATATTGCAGCAAATGTTCTCCGAACAGATAATCCCGGTAGGTCGGATAGGCGGCGACCAGTTCCGGGTTGGCCTCTTCCGTAAAAGCGCTTTCCCGAATTATGGTGCTACTTCCGGGTTTGATTCCTGTGGTATTGGTTCCGTTGGCCGAATAGTATTGCAGGAATTTTTCGGGATTACAGTCCGCAAACGACGAATCAACGCCGTTGTTGCGGCGGACATATTCGGTTGACCCCTCGATCAACACCCCCGTCAACGTTGTTTGGTAGTTAATGTCTTCCGGTGTCCTTGCGATCTGACAACCGCCAACAACGGCAATCGCCGCACGGGAGGCGTTATACGTGTTCGAACCCATCACGACGAAATTGTCCGCCGCAGTCGCCGCCCATCCCCCATAATCCGCCGAGGAGTAATTGGGTGTCCCACCTTTGAGTTTCGCGTTGATAGCCGATGCAACATCCGCGAGCGTTGCGCCTGCGGTATACGCTATCGACACCTCTGCGGCGGCAGGGTCGGAACCGAGCTTCAACACGATTGTGCCGCCCGCAGCGAGATCGAAACCCGACAATGCAACCTCATAAGAGTATGCCCATCGCTGGCTGCCGACCGTTGCATTTTCGAGCGATACGATCAGCACACGCTCGCCCTGCCGGGCATAGACCACGGCCACCGGGACAAGCTGCGGCGGCAGCTGCTCTGCAACAAGCGTCGCACCCTTGACGAAGCGGATAGTTCCCGTGGTCTTGTCGAAGACCGCAAGATCGCCGGCATCCGCGGCATCCCGGTCGACAACGACATTCACGCCGTCGTAGATCACCTCGCCGTCGTCTTCGACGTATGACACCGCCGACTGTGTGTCCTTGCGGTTCTTGTCGGCCGTGTAACCCGCCTTGTCGGCGTATTTGTTGACTTGTGACATGTTGTATGCAGTTTAAGCGTTCTTCCAGTCCGACACCGCGCCGTTGCCTACCGAGTGGTAAACCGCGTTGTTCTTCGTATCGACATAGAACTGCCCCGCGCGGTCGGGGGCTTTCGCCGGCGCGCCCTCGCCCGTGACGACGAGGTTGTTGTCGCCCCACACACCCAGTTTTTTCACCTGCAATTCCGGGATCAGCACTTTGCCCGAGAGCACTCCCACGAGCAGCCTTTCGAGGTGCGCCACGCGCTCTTCGAGCGTGCAGTCCGAGTGCGCGAGGACTTCGGTTATTTCATCGTCCGTGTCCGGTATAGGAGGCGGGGTAGAGCTCTCTCCTATTTCCTCCCCGAGGCGCACTGTGCCGCCCAACTCGGTTTTGATAGGCGTCAACTGGGTTTCCAGGGTTCCCGATGTCACGAAGTTCGGGTCGTTCTGCAACTGCGACAGTTTCGTGGGAAGCTCCGTGCGGTCGGCCTTGCTCTGAATCATCTCCTGTAATGCAAGTGTCAACTTGTCCCAGGATACGGTGTTGTTGAGCAGGGTGGCGCGGATTTCGGAGCCTTCGACCGTAACCTGTATCTCGGAACCGATAGAGCCGACATATACTTTCACGAAGTCAGAAACCGGGATGGAGGATATGGAGCCGTCGGCATTTACGAACTCGATAGATTGGGTATCCTCGTTGTAATGCAGCCCCATCATCTCGATAGGCAGGTCGATGATGAGCTTCGCACCGCCCTTTGTCGTGAAGGTCAGCTCGTAGGTTTTGTCGTTGAACTCCGGCAGTCCTACGCAGGTGTTGAGCAGTTCCCGAATGTCGGGATGCGCCGTGGGGGAGGTGTTGTGCCGCTCGATCTGCCCGCTGACGTCCGGGGTGGGAATTTCTGAGATCGCCTTGTCTGTATAGTTTTTGGCTTCGGTCAGTGCCTGCGCATCCCCGCCGGATATGTTGCTATTGAGCTCCTCGGACATAGCGTCAAACGTATCGCCGACATTATTCCATAGCTCCGACGCCTTTGTGTCCGTATACGACTTTGCCTCAGTCAGCGTGCCCGCTGCAGCCTCCGTCAGCTCCTTCTTGGACACCTTGTCGGACAACTCCTTCCTTATCTCCGTGTCGTCGTAGTTGGAGAGCCCGGCCAGCTTCTCCTTCTCCTGGTCGGTGTAGTCGTTCGTCGAAAGCCCTTTCCCTTCTTCCTTGTCGACCTTTTCGGCAAGGGCTTTGTCAATATCCCCAATTTTACCTGCGGCGTCATTTGCCGCTTTTGCCGCCTCGTTCGCGGCGTTTGCAGCGTTAATAGGGGCCTCGGCATATTCTTCCTCCGTAAGTTCGGAATTCGGGTTGTATTTCTTGAATGCCTCGTAAGCACTCTCGCCGGGCAATCCAACAACAAGGCTTGACGCCTCGAGGTCGACAGTTTCCGTTGTAAGGTTGCTTTCGTCTTCGCCATCTTCCAAAAGTGTCGTAGGAACCAATTCGAAGGCCTTGCAGTAGTCGACCGCCGTTTGCCCTCTCTTCTGCAAATTCTCCCACATGGTGAGACGGTACACCCCGATGGACTTCTGCATTGTGCCGCTAATGGTGAAAATGGCGGTGTTGCCTTCGGTGGTGAAATCAACGGGAATGTCCATATGCGAAGGCAAATGGACGAAGAGTTTCAGGTCGCGCCCTTCGAGTGCTACCTCCTCTCCATTGGTAAGTATCGGCCAATGTATCTCTATGTCCTTGCCTATACGAATGCGTTTCATATTCCTTTCGAGCGTTTATTCTTCTTTGAGGACGGACATGATGCTGTCGTAGAAGACCGCCTTGCACATCTTTGCGGTATCGACGATAATCGATTCCTCCTCGTCGGAAACTTCGATGCCACCTTCGCTGTGGAGGATGCGGAATGCCAGGTCATGCGCTACGATGCCGTTCATGCTCATGTATATGGCATTGGCAAACTCTTTCCGGGCGTCGACAACAATATGCCCGGCGTGGGAAATGTCGGTGAACAGTTTAAATTCTTTTAAATTCAATACTTTCATATATCCTGTTTTTGTGTTAATATTGGCACCAGTTGGCTGTCCACATACTGTTCATATGATCCCACAATATGATCCACAGCTTACCCCAGTCCAGGGTAATAGTGGTGTTGTTCTGAGAGCTGGAATTCGTGCATATCCTGTGCTGGGTATTCCCACGCGTCAACTTGACATTGCCGCTGCCGACCTTTCGGATGAAATAAATCTGCCCTTGTTGTGGTGAAGACGGTAAAGTCAGCGTAATCTCGCTCGTAGCCGTACTGAACACCACGCTGTCCATGTCGGTCAGGGTTCTATCGGAAGAGGTTCGCACATTCCTCAGCCTGAAACCCGTTATGAACCCATTGGGGATATATAAGGCATGGTTTCCGGACTGACGTGCAGCGGTAGTGGTTCCATCCGATGATGCTGCTCCGGTGACATTTATATACACTCCGAAATTGCCTGCCATGCTGCCGCTGGCTACGCTGCGGCTTACTTCTGCTCTTATAGGCCCATAGAGGGCACCACCCGCTGATGCCGGCCAGGTGTTGACTCCAAGATAAAGATTGGTCTTACTGCCTGTAAACTTAATCAGATTGGAAGATAGAAGCATCTTACCGAAGCTGTCTGTGGATTTTAATGCTCCTTCGTCAATTGTAAAGTTGCCTATCGTTCCGCTCGATGCGTTGATAGTCCCTGTAATATCGGCTTTGGTGGCCACGAATGATCCGTCCTTAGCGACCCTGAACGGCGCTTTCGACGGGGTATTGCTCCCGACGAACAGGGGAATATCGCCACCCACGAGCCCTGCGATGATGGTATTCACGGAAATGTCCGTCTTGGAGTTGTGCACCACGAACTCCATACCTTGCAGGAAGTTGATGACGGCATTCTCTGCGAATAACAGGGGCGTATATATCGGCACCATGTCGTTGAGTTGTTGCCAATATGCCGACGCGGATCCCGCCGTCGGTTTGTTGGAGTTCGACGAAGTGTGCGTTTGGCTGCACTGGAATTTCAACTGCTTATTGTTCGCATAGATCGTAACTATGTCTATGTATCTGGGGCCATTGGAGACAAGGTCGAGGTCATTGCGGTATTCCACTCCCGATGCCCATTCCGTGAGGCGGATTATGCAACCCTGCAAGCCATCCTTGCCGGGAGCGCCGTCTTCGCCGGGGGCGCCATCATCACCTTTAGGGCCCTGCTCTCCCGATATGCGTACCGGAGTTGCCCAGCCTACCGTCGGGTGCAACAGATTGTCGTCGGCGTCTATTTCCGCCTGGGTCATCCACAGATATTCACCCGAAGAGAGCGACGGCGGGGTGTCGCTCCAACCTGCGGGGGTGCGATCCGTTTTGACCAGCGCCGGCGCCGTGGTGGTGCTATTATTCTTGGCGTATTTGAAGTCAGTATGCGGCCCCGGCTCCCCATCCTCGCCCGTTACGCGGATAGGCGTCGACCACGCCCCGGCCTTTCCGGTCGATGCGTCTATCGTAGCCTTGGACATCCACCATATACCGACACCAGTGGGCGCGTCACTCCATCCGGACGGAATGGGGTCGGAGGAAGTAGGCTTTGCTGGCTCCGTATCGCTATTTTTAAATACATAGGATGTCCAGTTTCCCGGTTGTCCGTCGTAAGAATACCGCGCCCAAATCGAGGGCGAGGAAAATGCGCCCCAAACACCTTCCACCTTGTTGCGTTTCGACACCCATTCGTAGCGATATGTGGCATCTACTCCCGTGGGGTCATCCGTCCATGGAGCCGGGGGATTATCGTATTCCGCAACATCGGGAACATCCGGAACGGTGCCCGGATCCTCGGTTTCCGTACGCGTGAATATGTATTCTACACCTTCACCATCCACACCATCCGCGCCGTCGAATGACCACTTCGCCCATAAGGACGCTGCTGAATATCCGCTCCAGTGTCCGCCTGTCTTATAGCGTACGCAAGTCCATTCGTAGGGGCGCTCGGAATTCGGGCCCGTGGGGTTGTTCGTCCAACCGCTCGGTACATATCCGTCTTCGTCGCTGCCAGACGGCGTATTCGGGGCCGTGTTGGAACTTGTGCGTTTGAATATCCATTCTACATCGGTTCCGTCGACACCCGGCGCTCCGTCGAACGAGAATTTTGCCCAAAGCGCAGGATGTGTGAACTCGCCCCACATGCCATTTACCTTCACGCGCTTGCTGGCCCACTCGTAAGGAGTGTCGCTATCGGGCCCGACGGCATCGTCCGTCCACACCTGCCCGTCCAAGGTTTCGGAGGACGAGGGAACGTAATCGTCCTGCTGTGAGGTGGGTGGCTGTGCAGGGGCTTTGTATTGCGATGTACGCGCGAAAATCCACTCGTAATCCTTACCATCCTTCCCGTCGGATCCCGGTTCGCCCGATACGCGCTGAGGAGCAGACCATGATTTAACCTCTCCGTCGACAACGGTGCCGGTACACATCCATGTAGGACGTTGATCTGACATCGGGAGCGTCTCCGTAGTCCAACCTTCGGGCGGTATTTTAAGCTCCGTAGGTTTCGCCGGTTCGCTCTCCGATTTTTTGAATATGCTGACCGTTTCGAGCATCCCGTATCCGCCTAAGTATACCCACTCCTCGGCATCCTTGCCGGGCTCGGTCTTGGTGCCGTCGACCAGACAGCGCCAGTGCCCGTTGTTCCAATATACGTCGTCGTTGCGGTTGTATGTTTCCGTGGCGCTCCACACTCCGCGGTCTATGATCGTGGGCACCTCTTCGCCGCCGGGCGTGAATTGCTGGATGACGCCCGACATATAGATGTTGTTCAGGTATGCCGAATACCCCCTCATCTCTATTCCGAATATGGACAGGTTTGACAGGTCGCCATATTGCGCGGCGATATTGGACGCAGTGAACTCCCAATCGGAAACTCCCGTTAAATAACGCTGGTATGTCCGAGTTTCGTAGCGGGAGGTCTGCCGATCCTCATTCGAGAAGGAGCCATAGCCCACGAAGGTCATCGACGCCGCCGGATGATATTGGGTGGGGTAAGCTCCCGATACCGGGCGTAGTTGATACTTGAATGTCTTGTAAGTTGCAGTGTCCAGCTCTTCGGTGATGCGGAAATAGCAGGTAGCGAACCCGGCAAAGCGCCTGTTGCCACGGCCGTCGTCATAATCCGCGGTTGCATTCTCCGAAGTGTTCAAATTGTGGAAGATGCCCATACATATATCCCCGACCCGAGGACTTCCGATCTCGCCTTCTTCGAGCTTGAGGGTGATGGTTTGGGCCGTGGTGTCGACGCTTTCGATGATCCCGGCACTTGGAGCATACCACGTATCGCCCATGGATATTTCGACACGGTTGTAGCGGAGTTCCGGTACCTCCAGGAATCCCCGAAGTTTCAGGCTCTGCATCTCTGCGTTCCCTTTCTTGTCGATTATGCCGCCAAAGCCAGTCATGCCGGATGCGAACCCCCCGAACTGGGCACCGTCGTCAAAGGTCATTTTACCTTTGAATGTGTCCGGGAACTGTTTGTTGGCGAATTCCCATAGTGCACGCTTGGCGGAATAGGCATTGTAGTCTGCGGCGGCAGTGGAATCGTAGCGGGTGATAAGGTAGATTGAGGCTCCCGATTCGGTAACGCCTATGCGCTGTGCGTACAGGTTTGCCTTCACCTCCGATTCTATGTTGCCGATACGAGAATATGCCGTATTGTCGCCTACCGTATATGTGGCGATATATTCGTTATATAGTTTTTTTTCGTATCCCTGGATGCGTGATAATCGGCCGCTTTCTCCGAAGCGTGGATCCACAAGGCGAACCGCTTGCCCGGCATCGTAATTCTTCTTGTTTTCTTGGCAGTATACGGGATTAGTTTCGCAGTCGTATACGTCCGTGTCGCTGCTGTGTTTCGCGGCATATGATTCCCCGGCCTTCAAGAGCTCCTTTTCAGCCTCCTCGATCCTTTCTTTAGGTAGTTTTACGCCTGTTATGACAAACGTATCTCCAGGCTCGGGATGCAGGCTTTCGTTGGGGATGATAAGTTGGCTTTCACCGGATGATTCTACTTGCGCGATGATCTCGAACTTCTTATCAAATCCATCCTCCGGTTTCCACGTCTCTGGTTTGTAGTTTATACTTAGCTCAAAATCCCGCCCCATAAGACTGCCGCTCGTGAAGGTAGCACCTAGGGTTTCGCCTTTAATCATGTCCGAAGGCCGGAACGGCGTGTCTTTGCAGTACATGACATACGCCTTATCCGTTTGCCCTTCGATGATCTCCCGGTCTACGGTCTCAATGCTGGTGACAGTCTCCGTATTCTTGGGGTATATGTCATCGAAGAACACGACCTGCTCCACAATGTCGCTTCCCGAAAGACCAGGTATTGCGTCGATATACCGCTGTCCGTCCGGCAGGCGAAGCCGAATTTCAGATACATGATTCGTTTCACCTCCTTGCGGAGCTTGCCCATAGTCGCTTGTAAGATTGCGAGTAGAGCCAAAGACGTAGAACCGGGTGCCGTAGCTCGAATCATCCCCTTTCTTTGCGGGAATGTTTTTCACTACATTCCCCTGTCTGAACTCTTCGGGGGATCCGAAGTCCAGTTTGCCAAAGCATAACGATACGAGGTCGCCGTTTTCCTCTGTCCACCATTCCGTCTCAAAGGTTTCGGCAATCGTATTGAGGATGTCCCAGCACTTATCGCCATTGAACGATACAAGCTTCGTAGCTTTAGGATTGTCAACGGTGATCGTGCCTACCTGCCAGTTTTCGCCTCCGAGCTGCTTGTTCATGTTGGCGACGATCAGGGCAGCGAATGATTCGAGGTCGGCGGTGTTGTGGAATACGGCTTCCGGATTATCACCACCCAGCCAGAAACACACGAAACGCTTCATGTGGTTTTGTTGGGCCTCGAATTTGAGAGTATATTTATAGCCGCCGGTCTTGCTATCGAACTCAGGGCGTACCGTGGACATTATCTCGAACTTACGGCCTTTATATGTGATGTAGGAACCACGAGCAAATGTCGTTGGTTCAAGGAGATTAAAGGGCAGTTCGATATAGTAGTCACCCATGAGGACATATTTGATGATAGCCTCTTTGGTGACCGGCGCGTCCAATATTTCTGTTCCTGTCGGAGAATAAATAACCATTATGTCATCAAGGGCTCGACGATTTCTCAAGCCTCTGATGCAAATGTGCGTCTGTGCATTTTAATAACAATGAGGAGCAGTAAAAATATCAATAAAAAAGCAGGGATTTCTCCCTGCCCGAACATATGTTTTGGGACTTAAAATTAATCGTAAAATAAAATTGAGCCCTAAAATAACTATTTAGGGCTCTATACAGTTGTTTTCATTTACACATTATACGGATAGACCCGTACGTCTATATCTTATTCGTGCTGCAAATATAATGCACGTATTAGCAAAATGCAAATTTTTCTCTGACTTTTTTACCCTCCTACACTACACCGTTAGGATGTAGTTAACTACACTTTGTAGTGAGGTTGGAAGGAAGGGAATAAAAACGCCCCGCATTTCTGCGAGGCGCCCCCAACGTGGTGTGGAAATAGTGGTATACGGGGGTTACTTTATCGGTGCCATCTTCTTTGGCGTTTGGACTACTTCGAATTGTCTTGCGAGGAAATCCAACCCTTTCTGCGTCACGAGGACTTTTATAACCGTGAACGATTCGTGGTTGTTGCGATCTATTAACTTCTCCTTTAACTCGAAATAACCACGGTTAATATACTCTTGCTTAGGCTCATTGCGATTGCAGAAGAATATGCCGCGTTCACGGAGCCGTTGAAAGAGCGTGTTGCGGCCGAAGGGAAGGTTCAAAATCTTTGCCGCCTGCCCGACGTCGATCTTCTGGTCTGTGTCCAGTACTTTATCCATTAGTTCGGCTTTCGGGGCGAGCGCTGCGACCTGCTTGTGTGCCTGCTCCAACTGTTGCTTCTGGCGGGCTATAGTGTCATTGGCTACCAGCACGGCACGTGCCATTATCATTTCGGGCGTATCCGTCTCTTTGGCTGACATATATCCGCCAGTCTTGCGGATCGCGGGGAGAACTTCATCGCATACCCAGTCCTGAAACTGCTCGGCCTGCGGGAGCTTCGACCGCATGACAAGGCGGTAAACATCGGATTCGGGGATGTATTTTACATCCTGCATAACAGGTGTACCATATTGGTTTTGAACGGGGGTCACTAAAACAGTGACACCCTTACAATGCGTGGATATAGCATTTGCTGGTTTTGCATAGCCCAATGATCTCGCTACATCATTCGCAAGAAACATCGGCTTGTTTTCGTCGGACATAATAATCCGTACACGCCCGAACTGTTCATTATTGAAGATTTGTATATTGTTCATAGCTGTTGGTCTATTTACATTGTGCGACATTCATCCCGCGGCCCATCTTGACCAGAATAAACGGGTCGATCTCTTTGATTTTGTTGCGGGGTGATTTTTCAGCGCCCAGCAATTCAAGATAGTAACCTTGTAGTTTGATATAGGCGTCCATTAGGTTGGAGTAGCGCTCTTCTGCCTTGAAGTAGGCGCTTTCGAAATCCCGTGCTTTTCGCTCGGCTTCGATGCAGCGAGTTTGATAATCCGTTTCCGGAAGCGATTGTTTTTTCATTGGTGATAGACATTTAATTTAAATGCAACAAAAAACAGCAGTGTTGCTACCTGCTGTCTATCACCACAAAGGCTGCCGCCTCATTACAAGAACGGCACAGGGCATCACTGCTGTAAATTATAGTACGGGCATAAAAAATGCCGAATAAATCGGCCGCTTTCGCGCCCTTGTGGTATGATAGACAATACAAATATATATAATTATTTTTGAATTACAAGGGCTTTTGCACTATTTTTTACATCAGGAGTAAATTTTACTTCCAAAATTTGGCGGGGGGGGGAATTTTATAATTTTGCGGCACTAACCAATACAATTAGAAGTATGAAAAAGTTTTTACTCTTGTGTGTGGCTATTGCCTCGGTTGCTTTTGTAGGGTGTTCGGATGATGACGAGCCCAATTTCAAATATGGCGACGCCATATACGGAACGTGGGATATTACCCATCTAAAGCAGAAGGATGGTAGCTGGCTGGATATTACATCGTCTATATTCGATCAGTTCCATGCATCAGCTACATTTAATTCAGATGGTACCTATTATGGAAGTGGGTATTTCGGCAATGGGAGCGGAACTTATAAGGCTAAAGGAACGACGATTATTTGTTATATAGAAAACACTGAATATGCGCGATACAATATTCATAGTCTATCGGATAATGTCGCAGAGATGACAATGACGATGGACGGCGATAGCGTTGAAATTAAATGCAAGAAAAGATGAAATAAACTTTCTTTTGAATAATAGAGCCGAGGCAAATGCCTCGGTTTTTATTTGTCCAGCATCGCTATTGTCTGTTCGATTGTCAAACGGTAAAATATTTCTACTTTCATTTGCGGGTCTAAATTTTTGGACTTATATTTGCAGTAGATAAAACCTATAACAATATGCCCGAAATATGTAGATTTTACGGTATCATTATTTTGATGTTTTGGGATGACCACAATCCTCCGCATTTTCATGTTAAATATGGTGATTACAGAGCTATAATAACGCTTGATCAACCAGCCATTCAGGGGTATTTACCTATTCGTGTCGCTAAAATGGTATTTGAATGGCTTTCGCTTCACGAATCGGAGTTAAAAAACAATTGGGAGAAATTGGTGAACGGAGAGCAGCCGAATAAGATAGAACCACTAAAATAAACTAATCATGAAAGATAATTTTGGAATTCTCTCGATAGAAGATGTAGAATATGTCAGGAATTATATTCTTAGGCTTCGGTTCAGTAATGGCGTAACCAAAGATGTAGATATATTTCCCCTGTTGAAAGGTGTGATGTTTGAGCCTCTGAAAGACAAACGCAACTTTATACAATTCGGACTAACTGGCGGTACGATAGAATGGTACAATGGTGCAGATTTTGCACCCGAATTTCTATATAATATAGGGAATTAAATATAGGAGCGTGAAAAGGGTAGTAAAAATATGGTTCGAATACGGTCGCATATATGTAGCGACCAATTCGGGTGAAATTTATTCGCGTCCCTTGGAAGCATTCCCCATGCTCGAAGAAGCTACCGACGACCAGCGCGAGGCGTGGAAAATAAACAAGTTTGGGGATGCTATCCGCTGGGAGGAGATCGACGAAGATATACACCTGTCGAGTTTCTACGCCACGGATGAACCGGACACAAATAATGTGATAGGGGATGTATTCCGTCGGTTCCCGCAGTTGAATGTGTCGGAGATTGCCCGCACGATAGGTATTCACAAAAGTTTGTTGTCGAAATATATTTACGGCACCAAAAAACCATCTGAGAAACGCACGGAGGAAATATTAGATGCCTTGCGGCAGATAGGCCGCGATTTGGCACAAATACGCGCATAACGTGCGATAAAGGAGAGGCAACATTAAAACATGAGGTGAGGGGTGGTGAAAATCACTCCTCGCTTTTTTGGATATTCCAATTTGAAATTGTAAATTTGATTTACTAACTCACTAAATTTTATTAATATGAAGAAAATTTTACTTTTATTATCTGCATGTGTAGTATTGAGCAGTTGCGCCATCCAAAAGTATTCGCAAAAAACCTATTTGGCTGATTATAGAGAGTATACTGCTGATGGATTTACTATCACCCCAAGTTCTTCTGGGTTTACTTATGAATCCGTTGGTGATCTTAGTATTAAATTTACAATAGGCGTAAAAGATGGATATATTAATAAGGAGGCTAAATGGAAAGAAGAAAATGTATTTAAACCGAGCTATGATTATATGGTGGCTGAAATAGTTAAAGAGGCAAAATCTCTTGGTGCAAATGCTCTTCTAAATTTCAATATAACGCCTATTATTAGAGGAACCAAATATGGTGAAGTAGTAGATGGGTATATTGCTTCTGGATTTGCAGTAAAACTGAAATAAGCTATGAGAAAATTTTTAATTTCAATTATTTTAATAATTCCATTTGTCTTTACCAGTTGTTCTGACGATAAAGAAAATGGTGATTCACCATCACCAGCAGAAAAAGAAATATTACAGGTTCTCAATGGTAAATTTATTGGGTCTCTGTATAGTTTTACGACTAATACTACCGAAACGGAGGAAATAACATTTACCCCCTACTCATCAGCCCAAGAAAAAGTTTCTGTAATTGACGGTCGAGTTGTTGTTTATGGGACGGCTTATCTTGTTACATATTTCAATGACCACTTATTAGAAATAGCAGAAAATTGCTATTATTCTGTTAATGTGGATTATGATGGCGCTATTATTTCGTTTTACTCCTATTCAGAAAGTGGTGAGATTAATGGGAGAGAAGATAAACGTATAATATCCATAGAATCAGATAATTCATTTAAAATGAGAAAATATGGGCTGGCTGAAAATAACGATAAGACTTTTTATAAGAAATGAATACATCTGAATTCGCTCTAATTAGAATAAGCCGGGATTATTCCCGGCTTTGTTTTACAGTACAATCACAGTTCCGTCTTTCTTTATTGAATACTCGCCGCCGATTCTTACGATATTGAGCACGGCGTAGTCTTTGGCGGTGATCTTGGCCCGTGCGCCGTGCATCAGGATTATCGTATGGATGAATTTAGTCCCTGCCGCTTCTATAGTAGCATCTGTATCTCCGACGATACATACGTACTCTTTACCTTTGAGCGCGATATTTCCCGCATCTACATATACTCCCAGCCTTTCTAAACTGTCTCGGTTCTTTCTGAACACTTCGACCGAGGGGAAGTTGTGGTCTTGGCAGAACTCGATCCCTTGTGGGGTAAACATCAGTTTGATTAGCTCGGGGAAGTCTTGGACGCGGTTTATCTTTTTACAAGCGCCCGTTTGTAGTGCCATCGCCCGTATGGCATCTACACTCTTATTGTGTTGGGTTGTCATATATTTTCTGTTTCTGCGACCCTGTTTGCTGGGTTGGGTTCATTGAATTTTACTGTCAGTTGTGAGGTGGTAAGGTCTGCGGACATCATGTAGCTGCCTGAATTGCCCATGTAGGTCAAATGGTAAATATCCGCAGATATTAAAGGTACGCTAATGTCTATTTTGCCTCTTTTTAGTAGTTCTATAAAACTGTTGTAATTCGCCGTATGCTCTGCAAGCGTGTCGCCGAAGATCACGAATGTAAGCGTCAGATCGCGGGCGGCAACTTTCGGTTTTTCGGGGTAAATTACCTGCTTGCCGTCCTTTTTGGGGTCGTCATTCTCTACAAAATCTTTGAGGCTTGCCGGTGCTCTCAGACTTGCAATGAAACCCGATCCCATTGCGATACCCATTGCATAGGCATCGTAGCCGTTTATGAGTAAATCCCTTTTCATTCTCTTCCGTTTAATGCTTTGACTAAATAAGATTGTGCGGTGTCCAGGACATCGTAGCCTTTTGAGCTGACGAAAGAAGCGTAAAACATGCCATCGGCAAATACAATGCTGGTTCCCGACTTGTTGACTTCATCGAGCCACTTTTTGATCGCCTCAGCAGCTTCATCACCGTAATTCATTCCGCTTATGTACCGCCGCTTCTCCTTGCCGTCGTAGGTTACAACATATCCGAGGGAACTGCGAAGATTCCATGTATGGTTCCGATAATTGGCTTCGACCTGTTGGAGTTTTACGGCCTCTCGCGCCTTCTCATCCATGAAATCCACGACCTCACCTTGAATGCCGTCGATGAACTTGCTTAGGTCTGATATGTCTTTTTCAATCTTCATGGTTACAATTCACTCGTGTTACGTTTAATCGCCGCAATATCTTCTTGGATGCCTTGTAAGGCAACTCTCATGGCTGCTGTATTGCCGTTTATTTCCACAATTTCCATGTAGGTCATCACAGCATATCGGAGCAGCTCATTATTTACCTGTACGCTTGCGTACATGGCTGTTTCAATATTGGCCATAGATGTCAAAAGACCAATTATTGATTGCGTCTGCGCCATTACATAGCCGCGGATGTCGGTTATTTTGCCTTGAATGTCGGTGAAACGACCGTTTAATTCATCACCCGTATCTTGCGACATTGTTTGAAAGCCTCTTTCCGTGGCTTCCTGACGAGCTGCGCCAGCATTCCCAAGTAATTCTTTTGTTTCAGCGGGAAGGCTGTCCCAAATAGCTTGAAATTCCTCTCCAACTTTGTTGAGATCGTCGGCAAAGTTTCCCATGGAATCAATCACACCGTCAATCCCGACAAAAACTCCATCCTTGAACCATTTGGATTTATACTGGTCAAAAATATCTCCGATACGTTCTTCAACAAATTTGCTGACTAACATTTGTTTCATGATGTCAGCAACAATTTCGTCTACCTTTTCACCCCAGGCCTTAGCGGCGTCCTCACCTTCTAAAAACGCTTCTATGAAGGCATCGCCAAGTTCTTTTGCAATATCTTCTGCCGTGCCGCCGATAATAGTTTCTACAACCTCATTTATTACTTCAGCAGCTTCTTCTCCAAGTTCTTGAATTTGACGTTCCCATTCTTTTATCTTTGATTTGTCCGTTTTTTTCTTGCCTTTCTCTGCATTAATCTGCTTTTGAAGCAACAACTGCTGTTCTGCAAGATTGTTAAGTTTATCTCGGGTATCACTAAACTTATTTTCCCCCAGAAGATTGCTGTCTGTATATTTAAGGTTTGAATAGGCATCTGCTATACTTTTGATTGCCTTTTCTTCTATTTTAGCCGCGTTGATTCGCTTAACGATGGCTTCCCCGAAGGGGCTTAGTTTTCCGTATGCGCTCAATATCGCTTTCGTCGCATCATTATAAGCGTCTTTTACCTTCTGAATAGCATTAAAAGAATTTTCTTGGAGCCGAATTGCATTGGCATTATCCAATTCCCATTGCAGTTGCTCAATTCTACCTTGCAGTCGGTCTATTTCCGCTTGTTTTTCATCATCATTATTAAATAGGCTGGCTATTTTAGTTGCTATTGTCAATACCGCTTGAATGATAGCAAGAATAACGGATGCTCGCTCAACAGCTTTGATCGCACTGGTGGCGGTTGTTGATGTCGTTGTAATAGCTGCCGCCGACGATTCAGTAAGAGTAACAATGCTGCTAATCATACTGGCTGCATTAGTTGCAATTTCGCCCGCCGCACTAATGACTTCGCCAGTAGTGCCCCCAACGGCATCACCAATACCCTCGAATCCATCTGCAATATCACCGAGTGTCCTCTCTAATCGCTGCCATTTCTTGATCGCATTATCTTTGGGGGCTAATTTTGTACTCGAAGCAGCTTTATCTACTGCATTAATTTTTGCTTGCGTCTGATTGATCTCACCGCGCAATTTCTGTCCTTGGGCACTATCTGATGAATCGAGGGCATTATATTCGGATTCCAGTGCTTGTAGCGATGCCTCCAGCTCTGCTTTCAGGGCGGATAATTCATCCATGGTCTTGCCTGTCAATTCTCGTACCCATTGCCCGGCTTGTACTTCAATTTCTGCTACTGCTGCATCTCGCTCGGCTTCAAGTGCCTTCCGCTCTCCAATGCTGCCAGCATTTTCGATCTTACGGTCGTAAATGTCTTTTGTAGCTTGTAGTTTTTCCCGGAAGGTTCCATATTTTTGCAGATATTCATCCCAAGATTGAATTTCTTCGTCGAATTGCGCTGAAAGTTCGGCATGACCAATTTGCCCCACCAATAAAGCGGTTCCACGTTCTTTATTCCGCTGTTCTTCATTTGCCTCTTTCAAGGCTTCCGTGTATATTCTAACACCTTCTGCCGCTTTGATATTGTCAGCATAATATACCTTTTGAAGGTCATGATATTTTTCGCCGGCAGACCCATCGGCAGCCACGTTGACTGCGATAACTAAACCTTTGGTGTCTGCGGCAAGAATATTCTGAGCTCCTTCAAGTTTTGAGTGTATGTAATCATCCAATTCCTGTGGAGACAAAATGTCCCCATTAGGCAGGATTGGGGTGACTAAAATCTCAGTCACCTTTCCCTTGGCATCCAAAATACCATATTGGCTGCTGAAAACGGTGGCAATACCCTCTCCGGCATCTTCCCAGCCTTTTTTTACCAATTCCGCCGCTTTAACAAGTGGGCGCGCCAAATGATTTACATTCCCTTTGTACTGCGCAATCATCTGCTGTCCTGCAAGGAATCGTTCAGACGAAGTGTCAGTTTTATACTGGGCATCAATTTCCTTTTCTTGTAACTCAAGCAGCTTTTTTTCGGCTTCTTGTATGGCTCGGGCACGTTTCTGATAGTCGAGGTCTATTTGCGCAAGTTTCTTGGCCGTGCCGTCCTTCATGGAATCTACCTCCGCCTGCAATGCATCGTCCCGGAGCTTTTGCAATTGCTTGGTGAGCTCCTTTAGATTGCGCTCTTGATCGGATGCGGCTTTTTTTGCTGCGCTTTTTGCCTCTTGGCGGGCTTTTTCCGCCTTTGCGTTAAGTTCATCCGGCGTTAGGGTCGTGTATAATTTTTCTGCTGCGGGGGTCAATTTTTCGATGCCGACATTTATTGCCGTGATAAATGCATCTACATCACCTTCATAATCTTCATTAATGTGCTTCCATATAGTATTCCCTTCCTCACCAAGCTTCGATAGTGCGCTAATAAATTCTTTCCGGAATTGGGTTATGTTTGTTTTAGCCTCTGCAAAAGTTTTAGCACCCCAAATAGCGCTTTGGCCACCCTGACCCAAATCCATGTATGTCTGTATTGCCTTATCATATTCTTTTCTGTACTCTTTCAGTGCATTAGAATAATTGGTATAGGCATTCCCTGTTTTTTTGATGCGTGCTATACTCTTTTTGTCCTCTGTAATAAGTTCTTGGGCAGCTTTCGCCTCTGCGACCTCGATAATTGCGTCGCGCAGGTTTTCATAAGCACCGACAGCATTCCCGACCATAACCTGTTCCGCAGCCATATTGCCGAAGTAAGCGGGGTATATGTCTTGCAGTTTTTTGACCGCTTCGGCTCTTTCTTCATAGGGCCTGGAAAGGTCTGTCGCAGCCCTATACAGCAGGTTCAATTTGGTTAATTCGGATTGAGCCGACACCGAACCTTGAGCCATAGCGGAATTAAAGCGTTCGAGTGCAGCGGCAGAGGCGTCTATCGTCGTTTTACCTTTGAACAGCGACGCTACCCAGTTGGTTATCTCCTTGCCGTAAAGGGTAAGCACGGTTACGCCGGCCACAAGCAGGGTTTGCCAGGAGAAGATCGACGATGCTATCTGTTTCCATACGGGCGTGAAGGTTTGCCCGGCTTTCTTCAATTCATCAACCGATTTCTTCGCCCGTGCTATTTCATCGGCCAGCATCGGCAGGTTGTTGGATATGGCGGAAAAGAATATTTGCGGGCCATATGCCAGTGACGGCAACTCGCGGGCTACTTGCTGAATTTGGAATCCCAGCATATTGAATCCCGAGGCATAATTGCCGACATTGCGAGTATGGACGCCCATCGACGCATCCAGTTCTTTGATCTTCGTGTCGAGCGATTCGATGTTTTTAAGCATCGTTTGCCCTTGCGCCCCCTCACGATCCGCGGCGCTCATATTTTTATACACCGCACGCATACGGGTAAGCGCCTGGGACATTTCGTTGATTGAGCCGATGGCGGTCTGCTCCAATTTGATTTGGTTGGCAAGCTCCCGCCTCAATTGGGATATTTCCTGCTTGTATTCCTCGATAGATACGGCAGCGCCCAATACTTGCGCCCTTTTCTTTGCAGACAATTGCCCGTTCTGCTGCTCTTCCTTATTGAGCGCGGTGACATCCGCTTTTAATCGTGCGATCTCATTTGAATATAGCCTAATTTGAGCTATTGCCTTTGTTTTTTCGTCGTTAGCGGCTTTCAGCTCACCAAGCAGGTCATGGTATGCCGCAGTTTCGGCCTGGGTAGCCGCTGTTCCTGCCGTAGAACCGTCGCCAGCAGTTCCGGTCGTGGCCGATGCGGCAGCCTTGGACGCCGCATCCATTGCCTGCTGCTCCATCTGGGCGATCTTGCGCATTGTCTGCTCGACACGCGCCTCCATCTCGCCAATTTTGCGGTTTATGACGTCGAATTCCTTTGTACTGTCCGGGATTTCGGCCAGTACATGCCGCAACCGCTCAAGCATGGTAATAAAACTCTTGAGTTTATCGGTTTCCGCGTTTATTTTGAATGATAATGCGCTCATTGCTGCTCTTTATTGCCTCTTTTCTTATTGCTTCTTCTTCGGGCCATATCGGCGCCCGATCCCCGCACTATTTTTTCCTCGTCCCCTACGAGCGTGCGCACCTTGTCGGTCATCATGAGTAGCATGGTAGGGTAGTTTATGCCTTGGAAGGCTTCGTTGTAGGAGATGTTCAATTGATCCATCATCGTTGCAATAATGCCCGTTATCGTATTATTCCCGACGGTTTCAGACACTGTTTTCCGGCGTGTTTTGTCGATCTTCACCGAATCGAACAAGTCTTTGCCCGATACGATGTCGGCTATTTTCATGGTCGCGGCGGAAATCTCTTCACAGGTGGCATACCGCTTGGCGTACCACAGGAATAGTTTTTGGCACCATGAGCGCCGAAAAAGCAGCTTGGATATTGTTTCCATGGAATATTTTTGCCTTCCGGAGATCGAAACGTCTATTTTCCCTCCGGCGAATGCCCTTGCCAAATCCTTCACGAACGGTTGGTATACCCGGAATTTCAGCACCCCGAGCTTTACCGACACATGATGCGTATTCAGCAATGACCTGGCGACAATATCCGCCGATTTACTCATGGTCTTTGGATATTGTTGCGGACAATCCCTCCATTACGGCTGCAACCGAGGCAATATCCTCAAGGGGTATCATCAGCAGTATTTTCTGGTAACAGTCGAACAACTCGTTGAATGTGCCCCGCTTCATGAATCTGCGGCGTAAAAACCACACCCTGACACCCGCGAATATGTTGCGGCTGCCGACAACCGCCAAGGCTATACTATGCGCCATCGCCGATATACATGCCTTACTCTCGTCCGGATCTTTGTTGACATCCCGCACTGTCATGATGCGCGTTGCCGTCATGGGGGACATCTTGTATACAGTGTATCCCTTCGATGCGATGCGGATACTGATAAACTCCAATTTCATAAGATTGATTTTAAGAAATAGGGGTGAGGGGCACACGCCTCCCACCCCTGGACTGCTGATGGCTTGGAGGTTCTTATTCGACGTTCACCTCCGAAGAATCGAACCAATATTCCGACGAGACCGCCGTGTTGTCTGGTTCCAGGGCAGCAGCTGCTACACCGATACCTACGGCTCCCTCATTATTGGTGTTACGGGCGATAACCGAGGCCTTCGGAAAGACGCAATACTGGTTGTCTTCCGTCAGGGCGATCATGCATTTTTCAATGCGCGTGACGCCTCTCGCACGTTTCCATGACGTCTCCGACCCCGTGCCGCCCATGAAAGCCGCCTTGGTTTCATAGTCGTATTGCCCGATGGTAAACGACATCTGAATGTTACCCATTTCGGTGTCTTGGCGATATACGCCATTGGTGAGTTGATTCCTGTACTCCGTCGTAGACGGCTCCTCCTCTTCGATGCTCCATGTGTCTTGGTGGATGTTCTCCACCTGTTTCGTGCTGACATCTTTAATGATGGTTGCCAGAAGGGTACCCGTAAGATCTCCTGTGACCTTCGCGGGGTCTGCATAATACAGCTTCTTGATTCCTACTGCTATTACTTTTGCCATTGTTTTAGTTGTTTTTAATGTTTAATACTCTGAATAGTACTCTGATGTAGATATAGTGGCATCCGAGGTTCACATCTTCTTCGCGGCCGATATTCTCATACCTGTACCTGTATGCGGATCCGTCATAAGTACCGTATGTCCATTCTTTGAATCTCGCCTTGGCTGCCCGTTCGAGTTCGTCCAGCCGTTTTAGGTTCGCTTCTCCCTTGATGTCGGGGACGCACAGGTTTACAGCAACAAAGCAATTTTCCCAATACGTGTCCGACGTCTGCTCGGGTGGTGTGATGACGACGATACGCTCTCTATTGACTTTCCCCTCGGGGATAGCCCATGAAGTGTGCATGTCCTTTATCCCAACCCCCTTACACGCCGAGAACAGTATGTTGCGCGCGTCTCCCGTTGTAATCATATCCAAAGGTCTGAAGCGTTGAAATAGTTGTTTACCTTGGCTATTGCCACAGAGCCTTCGCCCCGTACTGTGCCGGTCGCCTTGTCAATGCATTTCACGTACCCTCCTTTGGGTACTCCTCTCCCTTCGTAGACGATGTGGTATTTCGATTGGCGCACCTCCCCGTTCTCTGATACAAGGCGGACGGTTGTGTCGTCGTCGCAACGACAATCACCTATTTCCTGCCATGCATCATTTTCGGACATAGCTATCGGACGTCCCAGTTCGTCGTATTGTTTGGGAGGATCGATCCTCAAATAGAGTATGTGGGGCGCGAAATACATATTACCACAAGTTCGAAGCATCCTTTATCGAGGACAGGCCAATAGAGCTGCTCAATTCTTCGCCGGGCGTGATGCCATATTGCCGAAGCATCAGTTGTGCCCGTTGCTTCATGGCGCTTTCAGACCAGGACGCCGAATGCCCGTTTTCGCTTACCGACAGAGGGTGCATTATCAGGCTGTCGATGAACTCAGATACGCGCTTGGCGATTAGTTGTTGCTGATGGTCGCTACCCGCCAGGGAGTTGGGATCGTATCCCCATTCCCTGGCGAAGCGGCGAACGCCATAGTCGGAGATGGTTCCGACCATGCTGAACTCCTGATGTATGCATTCTGCTACCGTCATGCACTTCTACGATTCTACACTCAGCGAGTAAATACCGTTGATCTCGGTAATGACGGGCAGCGAAATAGATTGTGCTTTCGTAAACTCCACGCCGTTCGAGTTGTCCGTCTCGCCTTTGCCCCACTGCGAGATGCGGATGCGTCCGTAGTTGGAGTAGGCAACTCCCGGCTCGGGGCGAAGTTCGTTATCCGCGTAAGCGTTTTTGATGACGCCGAGACGACCCTCCGGCACGAATACGAGGCTCTTGTCATTCCACGGTTTGTATTCGCGGATCTTGCCATTGTCCTGAATGCGCGTCATCCGTCGGATCACCTCGAATACGGGCAACCCGTTCGATCGCATAAACTCGTTTAGGTTGGCCAGCAGAAGTGGCGACGATGATTTGTCCGTGCCGAAAATAACCTGCTTCATCTTCTTGCTGCGCAGGATGTACGAAAGCCGCTTTTGATCCAGAAGGATGCGGTCGAAGGTCACCTTCTCCTGAGCTGCATCGACAACGCCTTGGATATCCTCGAATACATCGACCGTGTCGATGTTGCCCTCCGTCCACTGTGTATCTGCTGTGGCGATGTTTTCTTGCGGCATGCCATAGTCGATATTGCCTCGCACACCTCCTTCGGGGTTGTTTTCCTGAGTGAATGAAAATACCCCTTTGTTCGAGAGGGCACCCAGGAAGATGATGTCTATTTTGGCCTGTACGGATTCCACGACCCGTTCAACGCCGCCCCACATGAGGTTTACGAGCTGCTGTTTCTTTGCCTGATCCGAGATCATGCGTGAATCCAGCAGCTGAAGTACCTTCCGATAGTCTTCAATGGGCATCGGTAGGGTCATTTGGTGAATGAGGACTTTCTTGGCTATTGTAGCCAGGCCTTCAGTTCCCATAATGGGTTCCTTGCCTTTCGAATCCAAGGTGGCAGCTGCTACGCCCAGATTATACGATCCGATGATCTCTTCGAAATTGAACCCTACCGTGGGAGTATCCCACTCCAAAAAACGCTCGTAGACATTTTGGTCGAACAAGCGCTTGCGCAGTTCAGATGCTGCGTCGATGCGAGCTTGCACCTGCTTGGTCAGCTCGCTGAAAATAGAAGAATAATATACTTCGCTCATTGTTTACCTGTCTTTTACTGTCTGATGTACTTGATTTCAGGGTTGTTTTTCATACTGTAGCCTTGCAGCCAAGTCTCGGGGACGGGGTATGCTACATCCTTGAGGATTCGCGCCCCATAAGCTGCCGAGACAGTCGGAAATCCATTGGCCTTGGTGTATTCCTTTGTCGTTTCGATGACGGCGTCCGGAATTTCATCCCCTCCGAGCAGATCAGCGCCTGCTACTGCTTCTGTCATTGCTGCGCTTAATGTGATTTCGTCGTATGATTCGTTGGCGGTGCTAATGCTCTTGATGGTGCCGGAGGAAGCGCCTACTTTGACGGCATCGTTGATCTGGAACATAGAGCCCTTGATGACACGCGGTTTGGTTGTGGTACCGCCCTCTACGATTCGTGCCGATTTGCAGATGGTGCACTCCATGTTCTCGAAATCGAGTTTGATAGGCGTTCCCTCTTTGAGTATCGTGCCTTCCGGATAGGTGCCCTTCACGGCGAAATCCCCCGGCAGCACTTCGCGCTCTCCGCGCCAGAATACCGGGAACCCGCCCTTAACTTGTGTCTTTTCGAATTTAATAGCCATGTTTGTTGTTGTTTTTATTTTGCATCCGGCAGATTTTCAGCCCACATTTTGGCCTCTTCTTTGCTTTGAGCCTCAGATGTGGAGAGGGGGAATGCCGTTTCCTGCCCCTCAAGCCCTGCGGCAACGAATCGCGTTTGTATAGCCGCGAACTTTTCTTTGATCTTCGTTTCGTCCGGCTTTTCCTCGTTCATCGCAGAAGCGAGCGCGAGGATGTCGTCTAACGCTGATTCATTGACGTTTGCCGCTTTGGCTGCTGAGCGAAGAAGTGTGTCCCGTTCGGCCTTTACACGCGCTGCTTCCAAGGCATCGTACTTTGCTTTTACAGCATTTTCACGCTCTTCCTGCTGGCGTTTGTAGACTTTGAACCATTCGGGCTCTTCGCTACTGGGAGGAGTATTCGCCTGCCGCTCCCCTGTGGCAGGTTGCTCGATAGGCTTCCCGTCTTTGAGGTTATGCCGCTTCTCGTAGTTCTTGACTGCGGTCTGCTGCGCATCCCCTGCACGGTAGTCGCCGTAGCTGGTTAACACGTCCTGAAAGCCAATCCCCTCTGCTATGGTAGGTAATTGTGCTTCGTCCGTTACATTCTCCGACTTTTTCGTTGCGATTCGGTCGAGGATCGCATTGTCCACCCCCGTAAATTTGGTTTGGAGCAGTGCTAAAAGTTTTTCTTTCATATTATTTTAATTAATCTCTGTTGCAAAGATTTCGACGGGCATTTTAATAACAATGGGCAGGATGGAAATTTATACTTTTTTTGTACGGTAATTCAAAGCCTTATTAACCGAGGATAAATTTGCGGATCAAATTGATGTATAATAGCCTTCATTGTCCTAAAAGTTTTATTCAGTCGGGGTGTTGATACTTGAATTCTCGTCTTTTTTGGTCGAAAGGTTTGTTTTTGCATCCTCGTAGATGCTTGTGGCAGAGGCTTCTTTCATTTGCCTAATTCTTTCGATTTCCTCTTGGTAATTATCTGCAACACCCATTAATTTCACAGATTCCTCAAGTGAAAGCACTCCATCTGCATAGGCTTTCCCTATGGATTGCCACCTTGCAGTAATGTCTTCGTTGAAGGGCTCCGAAAATTCATGCTCGATCTTGAGGGTGGCGAGTTTGTCTCTCATATGGATATGAGTTACATTCATCATTATCGCCAAGATTAGGTTCTTTTCCCGGTCGACGAGTTCGTCGTATATCTCTTTTCGATTATCACGCTTGATATATCCGAGAACCATTGCGCGCTTAATGGCTTCACCGGACAAAGTCCCCAATCCGACCATTTTTTCTGGGGTGAACTCCGGAGTGAAAGTATCGAAAAGTATAGATTCTTTTAAATCCGACTTTTCCTGCTGCCTCGTTTCAGACGACATAGGTGGATTAAGGTATTCAAACCGATCATCTTTGCTTGACAACTTAATCCCTTTCCCTGGAGAATCAACTGTGGGAAGATTTTTGATAACCGCTGCGGTGGCAATGTACATTGGATCCGCAAAGTAATTGTTGGTGTCTGCGGTTTTTGAGTCAATACTTTCTTCCCGATCAATTCGGGGCTGCAATCCATCCCATGCCGTATTTTGCTTGTAATAAATGATGTTAATTTTACCAGTCGGATTAAGCACTGGGGTCACATCCCAACCTATTTTGGCTTTTCTTCCCCGGAATATAAAAGTGGGTGTGTGAATGTCGAAATGCTCTACTGTTCCGGCGCCCTCCTTCAAATAATACCCACATCCAAATGCGAGGAGGTTACCATATTGGTCGAACATGGGGCGCAAGGTATATCCGTTAGACTTCGACAGCACAACTATTTTCACCCAAGGAAGCCCCGTTGCCTCGTCCCTGTAAATGTGATACAGCTTTGCACTTTGGGTTTCTGCTCCGGCCAGCCGTTTAGCCTGTCGCATCTTACTGTCGAATCGTATTTCTCGAAGGAATTGTTTGTAAGCCGAAAATGCATCGGCATCACCGGATTCGTCGGATACCTTCCATTTTATCGGATTTCCAAGCAGGAAGAACAATTCTACCTCATTTATATAACGCTGTCGAGTGCGGGGCAATTTCTCCGTGCGGTAATCTTCCTGTCCCTTTCTCGTTTTATTTCGACGCTTCATTATGGCGTGAAGTTTCGGATTGTACTCGTATATTGCCTGCATTGCTTCCGCGTCATGGTTTTCCATCAAAGACATCGCCTGACTGATGTCTTTTGCCTTGATAAGCTCCATTAAATCCCGCTCAACACCTAATGCATTGAGCGTTTTATTTTGGAAAAATGTAAAAAGGCGATCTAAAAAGTTCATTGTTTACCAAATATTAATATCACTTAAATCATCGTCTTGTATCGGTGTGCTGCGCTTTTCAAAGCATCCGGTCAGCGCATCGGGGGCATCGTCATGCGCATTGCCCCCTTCCTTCATATATCCCATAATGGCCTGATAGAATTCCGGCCATCTCTTATCCCAATTTGTCGGGAAAAATGTCATGTTGTTGACGTCTGCTGACTTGGTAAATATGCGTACCTGCTTATTATCGGTCTGGGAAAAGCAACTAACCGTTGTGTGGGTAATGTTCATCTGGCGAAGGATGCGTTCTACATTGCGCGCAAAGCCCCGCCCTCCGTTATTGCTTTCAATATTAGCCCATTCCGTCCTGTTCCTTGCAAGCATTTCGGCCGTCTTGGGTTCGGTATACTCCATGGGCTTTTTTGTGTAGAGCACATCGGTCACATAATTTCCCTCGGGTAATTCGTCGTAACATATCGAACATAGATAGTCGCTTCCCGTATCTGCTGTATCGGTGTAATTCTTATGCGTGCAATCTTTGGAGTAGGGGATAACGTCGTATGTTCGGAATTCACGATACATTAATCCCTCAAGAGGCTTGGGATTCTGCATGTACTGGGTCTCAAATATGAAGGGATCCGCTTCTTGGTATCGCTTTAATTTATCAAGCGCGAATCGATCCTCCCAAAGTGCACGTTCGGTAGGTAGCCCTGCATCTAAGATTGCGGGGAATTTGACAACATCCCATTCTCCACCTTCCTCTATCGTGCCTTCAAGCTGCAATAAGTATCCGCAAAAATCATCTGGAGCGAGCCTTTGAGCTGTTACAATGACCGGGGTACGAACGTCATTAAGACGGTTCTTGAATGTAGAAGTCCACAGTTCGCCAATACGCTCTTTGGTAGTACTGGAGTAGCTATCCTGAGCCTTCATCGGGTCGTCAATACTCATTGCACCGCTGAATTCTTGTGCTCCCAGTTTACCGCATCCAAACCCTGTTATTTGACCCATAAAGGGAGCCGCATACATTACACCCCCGCTTGAGGTGGATATACTTCCTTTGGCATTGTTGGACAGTTCGACATTTGGGAAGAATGCGCGGTAATTGGGATCCTCCATGATCCTCCGTATGTTCGTAACATTCCGGGTAGTGAGTTGATCGCTACTCGAAAGATGCATGAACTCGGAACGCGGATTGATGGCAAATCCTATCGCAGAGAAAGACACGACGGCTAACTCTGTTTTAGAATGTCGCGGAGGAATGTTAAACATGAGCCTATTAGTCGGGTGTTCTCCACGGAGTACTTGGTCGAGTTTATGGCATATTATTCGATGATGGGGCGCAATCCGAAAAGGTTGTTTGTTCACAGCCTCGAACATTACAGCCGTAAATGCCAAACACCCTTCCTTCAACAAGAAGTTACCTACACTGGAATAATCAGTCATCGCTCCTGCTCATTTGTATTAATTGAAAGAAACGATCTGTATTGAATGTCGGCTGCGGAAGGTCATTACCTTTAGTGTCAGTGTTGGCAGTTTTCTCCGGGGCATTGTATCCGAGCATGCGGTTGATGGTTTCTATCGCCTTGCTTTTGTCCATCAATTCCACGACGGGGCTACCTGAACGGTCAATCTTTATGGACTGGATTAAACGCCGTTTTTCAGGCGGAAGAGATTTTAGGTCTTGGAAAGAAATTGAGGGAACCTGCCGTACGCCATATTCGGTTTTCATATCAACCATGTCGGCATCGACAAAGTCGAGTACGTCGGCATTAATGATGGATACATTAAGCCGGATTAGCTCCTCTTTGGTGATAAGTTCTTTTTCGGCTAATTGGGCTTGAAGTTGTTTTACCCTCCCCGTAACCTCCCCGTTTTGAAGTAGCTCGCTCGATCTTTTCCATACCGTTTCATCGCTCATTTTCGAACACTCATACGCAAAGCGATACGCCTCGGATGCGTTGCCGCACTCGAGGTACTTGTTGCAGAACTTCTCCTGCTTTATCGTCAGCTTCCCTTCTGCCATGAAAAACAATCTCTCAGGGCAAAGGTGGGAGCAGGCATTTTAATAACAATGGATTCCGCCCCTAATTTTTGAGGCTTTTATCTTTGGACGGATTGTTCTAAAGGTTTGTGTTTTCTCTATGATGAAACCTTATTTTGGCGGCCTTCATTGTCCTAAAGGTACAAAAAAGCCCCGACAGATGCCGGGGCTTTGGGTCATTGAATATTGATATGTCCGCCTGAATTATCCAAGTATACGCGCACATTCTTGGATTCCCGCGTCCCGTTATATTCAGTGCGGGTTACTTTTAATAAATGGCTATCGGCTTCCTGTTCTAAGTATTCAACTGCATACCGTGGCGCTTGGTCATAGGAGCCCGTATATTCATCGAAAATCACTACTTCCTGAACGTCGGATAGTTCGCCATGATCGTAAGCCACTAATTTGATTGACTGACCTGGACTTGTATACGCGAGCCAGGATTCTACATCATTAGGGTTTATGAGGATGCGAGATTGCGTATAATCTGCAGTGGCGAATGCTGCCCCTATTATATCAAATGCTGTTGTTGGGGGACGCGGAATCCATCCATCGAGGCTATTTAAAGTAAATTCATAAAATTTGTTTCCGCTCGGGATCTCATAAAACCATATAGTCATACTCGGCTTTCCACGTCCATCATAACTACAAAAAAACAGACAGTTGTTAGATAATTTTCCTGTATTTATATAATAACGCGAATAAAAATTAATAGCAGTATCCAGCACTTTATTTCTGGTCATAGTGCCGTCAGCCCTATATATTACTAAGTCTATTTCAGTCCTGCGATCTTCCCAATCGCTGTATCTTATTGCAGCTGTGAAGTAATTATCCCCGAATGTTAATTCCTCTGGTTCGATGTTTGTAACGTCATATTTCACTTCCTCCCCATATTCTGTATATCCGACTGGTTTCCCCCAGTCTGTATAATCATATATGCATTTATGAGTAAAGTAATCGAATACTCCAATCCAGGCATATGTGTCATCTCGCTTGCCCAATATTACAACATAATCTTTACCCCATAATTCCCTAATTGGGTAGGTAGCAGTATCATTGTTGTTGGAATCATAATCTCCCCAACAACCTGTAATAAATAATCCTTCCGTATCAATATTGGAAAAGTCGAATTTCTTGTTGTATCCACTTAGTGGATCAAAGCCATCATCATTATTGCTTTCTGATGTGCAGGCGCATAATGTTAGTCCGGCAATGAATAGTAAGAAGTGCAATAACTTTTTCATGAGTTTATGAATTTACCCCTATCGAAATGAGTTGGTAAGAAAAGAGTAAAAAATATTTGTGCTATTGAAATAAACCGAAGTTTTTATGTTTTGGTCTGCGGGCGCCCCGGTCATTTTTAAAGGAGACCGTAATCTCCTTTAAATGTGTAGCTCGATTATATGGATCTTATTTTGGGTGGTTCTATTTTATCATATTGCTTCCGCTCTAATGAAGATGGCATAAGGCTAATTAGAATACCGCTATGCCTCTTTTTTTTGGGCGACATCGCCCTTGCTTTTCGCTCTCTCTTCTCGGTACAGGTCAATTAAAGCCCCGTTTTGCCGAATCAACTCCTCGTTTTGGCGGAGTAGTGAATCTAAGAATCTCTCCATAGTTTTTGGGTTATTTAGTTCAGCTTTCGTTGGCGTGACGTCTTCGCCTCCTTGGCTGACAGGTTGGTCTTCCATATTGGATATACCAAAATATTGGAGTATATATCTGGCATTTGCTCTACTCGGCTTGCCTTCTCCTTTCTTCCATTTGCCGATAATTGTTTGTGACAATCCAGTCGCTTTGGCGATCTTATACGGAGTGTCTTGTGTGCTTCGTAGTAATTCTACGGCCTTATCTATCAGTTTATCAGCCATGAAGGGTTTGTACTTATAATATTCTGTAATTATATAATATTATTTGATTGAAAAATACTTCATTATTTTGGTATATACTCAAATAGTTTAGTATATTTGCAATGTGAAACCCACAAAGCTGATACAAATATACGATTTAAGATGAAAAACGCAAGCGTGGGGACTGAATATTTGACGATTGTACCTTTTTGAAGGTAATAAAAACGGACAACGCGATGAAAGCAACTTACGACAAATCGAAGATCATGAAGAACGCCTGGTACCTTAAAAAGGTACAGCCGGGCAAGAGTTTGGGGGATTGCCTGCGCAAGGCTTGGCGCAACGAGAAGTTGGCGATGCTGACCGCGAAGATCGAGAACCGCCCGACGGAGCAGCCGAAGGCCACGGAGTACCGCCCCGAACTGCTGAAAGTGCCGACAGGTTTCTATGGTGTCCGAGGAATGTACTATGGTGACTAAAGCACGATGCAATATGAACGAAGTAATTCAATCGACTGACCGCTTGACGGCACTACTCGAGGAGCAGGCCGCCTGCATTGAGCGGATCATGGCAATACTGGACAAATAATATGAATATGAATACTGCAAATCAACGCGCTGCAAGGCTGCCATTCCAAGAATATGTTTCTACACTTGGAAGGATTCGCAAAAGTATGTTATGGGCGGAAATTCGTCTTGCGACAGGGAAGGACAACACAACAATATGGCGTTGGGCGAACGGATACAGCCGCCCTGGCAAGTCTGACATGGACAACATAGCATTCTGCGTAAATAAATTCTCTGAAAAGGGACTATCCGGCGACGCATTATTTCCAGAAGATTATCCATACAAAGGTACCCATGCAAAGGTTAATTAACATAGAGTTTTTTAACTCCCCCGAAGGAGAGGTGCAGATCCGCGATGAAAAGGGAGTGCGCACCTACATGGAAGAAGATAAAGAGCTTACGGATGCTTTGTTCTCGGTTATTGAACTGGATTACCCCAAGGCATTCAAGGCGTTGTCGGAGATTTACAACAAGAGCAAAGCGAACGCCCCTTACTTCAAATACAGGTGTGCCCACCGATTCATCCGCTGCAACTTCGGGATGTATGATAAAATACCCGATATGGACGAGTTCGGCCGGTTCAACTTCGAGAATGTTGCTTGTCCGCTGGTGGGGGAGTGCAAATACTATAAAGTAATCTGTAACCCAGAGTTTAATACTAACCTGACAATGCGGGAGAAAGAGATTGTCCGCCTCTATAAAGAGGGGTATAAGACTGAAAAGATTGCCGAAATACTATCACTTTCCCAGTTGACGGTCGAAACACACAAACGAAACGCTATGCGTCGCACAGGGTCGACAACGCTTGCCGAACTCGTGATATGGGCTAACAACCACGGACTTTAAACACAAAATATAACCCACCATGAAAACAATTTATCTCTGGGTTTCAGGCAAAGGCTGGACACCCTTTCAGTACAATGAACTTTCTGAATTAGCCGCCGAATTTAAGGCGCGCAATATCAAACTGGGCAACGAGTGCGAACTGGGCGACGGGTGCAAACTGGGCAACTGGTGCAAACTGGGCGACAGGTGCAAACTGGGCGACTGGTGCGAACTGGGCGACTGGTGCAAACTGGGCGACGGGTGCAAACTGGGCGACGGGTGCGAACTGGGCGACTGGTGCGAACTGGGCTACGGGTGCAAACTGGGCTACGGGTGCAAACTGGGCAACGGGTGCGAACTGGGCGACTGGTGCGAACTGGACAACGGGTGCGAACTGGGCGACAGGTGCAAACTGGGCGACGGGTGCAAACTGGGCGACGGGTGCGAACTGGGCGACAGGTGCGAACTGGGCGACGGGTGCGAACTGGGCGACGGGTGCGAACTGGGCGACAGGTGCGAACTGGGCGACTGGTGCGATGTTCCGAAATCGCTATTTATCAGCGCATCTCGCCATGCAGTATCCTATTGGGGTGAGGATGTTATTCAAATAGGATGCAAACGCTACACCATTTCCGAGTGGCAGAAGCATTTCCGAAAAATTGGCGAGGCCGAAGGCTATAGTACCGAGCAGATGGAGGAATACAAAGGGTATATAGACCTGATCGCTACCATGCATAAGACGTGGAAGGTTGAGAAGGTAAAGGACAAATAACAGCACGAGGTGTGTAGCTCAAAGGTAGAGCGGTGCAGGGATGCGAAATAGAAGCACAGAGGTTGAAAGACCTTGCATTTCCGGGCGCAGGTTGCAGGTTCGAATCCTGCCGCACTTCCAAGATAGCCACCGCATAGGTGAGGGGTTTGATTGCTGGCACTAACCCCGCCGCAAGGCAAAAGCGATCCGTTAGGCCGATAATAGCGTCATCGGCGGGCCGTGGGCAAGGCTCAAAGTGATAGCCCCGCAAAAGCAAATAGCCGAATGCGCGAAAGACTGGCATAGGCTTCGAGCTGCGATGATATGAGCGGCGAGAACCACCGGGATAAATCAAGCATTATTATGCCTGGTGTGGCTTGACCGCCTATCCAGGCTCTATGGCAGGCCTTGCGCACCGTTCTTTCAGCAGTGGGTTATTTCATTTTAGGCGTGAGGTCTGCATCTTGCCCGCGTGCGCTTTTCGGTGGCGCAGTTTTGAAATGGAGTTTAAAGTTACAGTGCGCGCGGGCTTATTTGCAACACCTTAAAACAATTATACTATGGAGAAGAACACTTTGAGGAAGAGGAGATTTCTATGCTTCGACCTGACGCCCAGGTGGAAAATGTGGAACCGGATCGAAGACCTGGAGGTGCGGCTTGCTACATGCCTTTGCGAGCGCAATGAAGCGGATGGACGCCTTATCGAGCGGGAACACGAGGTATTGGCGCTCACTCAAGCACGTGATACCCTGTACAAGCGCATCGACGAACTGGAAGGCAGGCTCAGGAAATTCGACCGTACCCGTGGGAAAAGCGGCAAATACATCAAGGGCTATGACGTACGAACCGCAAAGTAAGATTCTGGCCTATCTCAAGGCCGGCGGCAGGCTGACTGTTCGCAAGGCTGAGAGGCTGTACCACACAACGGAGCGGCGCCGGATCATCAGTCGGCTCCGGAAAATGGGATATTCCATTTGCTCGAACAAACAGAAGGCCGTTACGGAAGACGGGCGGCCGACACAGTTTAACGAGTACTATATGCCACAGGTCGCGGATTCCTGCCAATAATCCGCAAATCGCATTTTAAGTTTGGTATTTGCCATTGGCCAGTTGTGAAGCCCGCGGATGGTGTGCCGCCGAGATCGAAGCCCTGCGCGGTGGCGCGGGTGAGTGGAGATTCAGGCGGCTTTTATTGAGCTATGGTGTAATGGTTAACACACCGCCCTTTGGAGGCGGTACTCCCGGTTCGAATCCGGGTAGCTCAACGGGGTTCTAACCCTAATGTTGTGAGTTTGATCGGGCGCTTGGGCGTCTGTCACAACGGAAGCTGACAGAGGGTATATCCCTCGACAATCCGAGGCTGCGTGAAGGAAGTAGCAAGGCCGAGGCGGGCTAAGCCCACGAAACGGGAGATAAAGAACGCAAATCGGCGGCGCGAAGCACAGTAACGCCGCCACCGCGGGGGCAGTCAGAAGCCCCCGCTTCTTTTGGATACAATCAAACGACCATGAATAAATATCTTCAAGAGCTCAAAGACAAAGGACTGGTGCCTTTACGGCTCGACAACAACACGGTGCTTTGGGTTACACCCGACAAGGCCAATGAGAAGTACAAAACACGCTACCTCAAGAATGCCGAGAGGTCGCGGAGGATGGCATTGAATTTAGATTAGTTATGAATTACGGATTACCTTATAAGGGTTCTAAGAATAGTATTGCGAAATGGGTTATTTCGAATCTTCCCGCGTCGCATACGTTCGTGGATTTGTTCGCCGGAGGATGTGCGGTAACTCACGCTGCCATATTGTCTGGTAAATTCGGACGTTTCATTGCAAACGATATTACGGAATATCCCCAAGTCTTCCGTGATGCCATCGATGGGAAATACCGGAATGAATGTCGATGGATCAGTCGGGAGGATTTCCTCCGTCTCAAAGATGACGACCCCTACGTGCGTCTTTGCTGGAGCTTTGGGAACGATATGAAGACATATATGTATGCTCCGGAGGTTGAGCGGTTCAAAAAACACATGCACGCGATATTTTCCGCGGGAACGCCCACGAGCGCGCGGTTGGCATGGAAAGGATTTGTCCGGGAATTTGCAAAAGTCCGTGATAAAATAGGAGAGCTGACGCAAAAGGTGCTGAAGTTGTGCGCAGCGTGCGACGTGGCACCTCAATACAATGCGGACGGCACATTGAATACAAAGGCGATACATACAGATGTTTTTCGGGTTAAATCAGCGTATTTGCGAAAATATTTACAGAACGCCCTGAAATTATCCGGTCTTACGCAAAAAGATGTCGACCGACGCCTTGGGAATTATATGGGTAGGCATTATTTTAGCGAATCTCAATGGATGTTGCCATCCTCTGAACAATACGAGAAGTTGCAAGAAATTTTACCGGCGTTAACTATTCCGTGGGCGCCCTTAAACGAAAGTCTGCAAAGTCTGGAAAGACTGGAAAGACTGCAAAGTCTGGAAAGTCTGGAAAGTCTGCAAAGTCTGCAAAGACTGGAAAGACTGCAAAGTCTGGAAAGACTGGAAAGTCTGCAAAGTCTGGAAAGACTGAAACTGTCCCGAAAGGATTACAGCGATGTTGCTATACCGCCGGGCGCGACGGTATACTGCGACCCGCCGTATGCTAACACGTCGGGGTATATCGACGATTTTGACCATGAACGATTTTATAGATGGCTGCGCAGCATGGAATTCCCGGTGTTCGTTTCGGAATATTCCATGCCGGACGACTTTATATGCTTTGCGAGTATTGACAAAGCATGCACCTATTCATCATCAAAAACGATAAAACGCGTAGAAAAGATGTTCGTACACGAGCGGTGGGCGGATGCTGTGAGGCGTCCGGATGATAATGTTCAGGGGCGGCTGTTCTAATCCTCCCTGCGTCGCAATAGTATTACCGCCATAGTAGTATTGTCGGCTGGCGTCCTATCTACGAATAACCCCTAAAAGTAAGAAATTATGGATGACATTACCCGCGTCTGCCGCAAATGCGGGCAGGAAAAGCCGTTGGAAGAGTTTGCGAAGAATAAGGAATGCGTATTAGGTCATAGCCATATTTGCAAACAATGCAAGGCGGAGCAGTCCCGTAAGTGGCACGCAGCCAATTTCGAAAAGGCGCGGGAAAATAACCGTAAGTGGCACGCAGCCAATTTCGAAAAGGCGCGGGAAAAGCACCGTAAGTGGCGCGCCGCTAATCTCGAAAAGTGCCGGGAGTATGACCGCAAGTATTACGCGGCCAATTCCGAAAAGTGTCGGGAGTATGACCGCAAGTATTACGCAGCCAATTCCGAAAAGTGTCGGGAGTATGCCAGAAAGTATTACGCAGCTAATTCCGAAAAGGTGCGGGAAAAGCACCGTAAGTGGCGCGCCGCTAATCTCGAAAAGTACCGGGCGAATGCCAGCAAGTATTACGCAGCTAATCTCGAAATGTACCGGGCGTATGACCGAAAGAAACGCGAGAATCTGACTGACGGGTATTTAATGGATAAACTAAAGCGCTGCAACCTCCCCGTAACCCCCGAAACAATCGACTACAAACGTATTCAATTAAAGTTATACCGAGAAATTAAAAAACAGACTGATTATGAAAGGAATTGAAAACATCCGGGAATTGACGGCTGATTTGGGCCGCGTGTATGCCGAACTTCGTGAACGAAAAATAGAAATCAAGGAGGCATCGGAGATTGCCAACATTGCGGGTAAGATCATCAACGGCGCAAAGGCTGAAATGATGTACCGCATCGCGCGAAAGGAAAAGCCGTCGATTCCGTTTTTTGATGGAGATGGCAAATAATTTTGCAGATTCGAAATGATTTTCTATCTTTGCTGTTGCGACAGAACTACTTTACGTAGTCATTAGAAATATACGAACGTCTTTTGGGCGTGTTCCCGTTGCACTTCTACGCTACGTAGTTGTGGTTCTGTCGCAAGAATTAGGGGGCACGCCCTCTTTTTATACCATACATTAACCTAACTTGTGTTCAACAAATGCGACAGAACAACACAAGTGGTACCCGGGTAAATAACACCCAGACCACACCGCGCGCGAAGAAAAGCCGCACCGCATTCTACCGTTGCCATCTGAAGGCCAACAAACCCCTATTTTCATCTGATAGGGTCGATTACACCAACGTTATCCGCGCCACGTGCGAGGAGCATGCTTTAGGCTGTTTCCTTGCTCAGTTCCGCGTGCTCTATCCCGCGTATGCTGTCGTTGTCGGCACCATACTCGTAAGCCGGGTATTCCCCTCCAAGTCCAACCGTTAAAACAGGCCGCTATGGCACATCTTATCACCTTGTTGGCGTTCATAGCGCCGATTGCCGTGGTATTCGGCTGGGTGCTATCCAATCAGCACCGTACAAGTGAGATTGGAAAATTGCTAACCTCAATATTCGAAAGCCATGAATGAGTTTACGGAAATCACGGTTAAATGCGTGTGGACGACGATAAAGGGGCGCATTTGGCGAGCCCAATACCGCCTGCGGTCAAAGGCTGTCCGGATACAATCCAAGGCCATCTACCGGGCATTGAAGAACGAGAACAAGCCCCGTATTTACCGGGTTGAAATACGATAGCCCATGAACACGCAATATTACACGACAACCACGTCCCCGGTGCTGACGTTCGAAGAGTATCATGATATTCCGAGCGAACATATAACTGGCCAGCGGTCGACATTCTCCCAGAGGGCCAGAACGCTGATGGAGGTAGACCTAAAGTTGATTTATCGGGCTATCCGCGAAGCCATTCAGAAGGATATGCGTGGTGATGAAGACGGCCGGGTCTATACGGTTGCATACAAAATCTACGACATTCAGGCGAGGCATCACTATATGCCTGTTTATGAACGCCGATACGACGTCTTCGCCGGATGTTTCGAGGAGGTGCAAACCGGGTGAGAAGACAGCATCGAGGTTATTAATGTCACCGATATTGACGGCCGGATATGGCCCGGGCATATGGCCCGGTTGAAAAATTACGCAAAACGAAACAATTTATAACAATGAGGACAATCATTGAAGTTGCCATTGGCAACATTACCATCTTTAGCGCGAAGTACTCACGACGTCTTGCGGATAAAGAAATCCATAAGGTTGTGCGTGAAGGGTACATCGGCATCGACCGGAGCAAAGCCGTGATAACTATTAAATACGAGTAGGCTTATGAAAGAGTTAATCGCTATCCAGTCGGAATTGAAAGCCCCCAAGGGGCAGTATAACAGTTTCGGGAAATACAAGTATCGGAGCTGCGAGGATATTCTCGAAGCAGTCAAACCGCTGCTCAAAGCGCATGAATGCGCGTTGAACCTTTGCGATGACATTGTCAATGTCGGCGATCGCTACTACGTGAAAGCCACGGCGCGCATCACCAACGCCTCCGGAGAATCGGCGACGGCCACTGCTTTTGCCCGTGAAGATTTCGACAAGAAAGGGATGGATGGGGCACAAATCACCGGTACAGCGTCGAGCTACGCTCGCAAATATGCCCTTAACGGGTTGTTTTGCATCGACGATACAAAAGATGCAGACACGGACGAGCGGCGAACCGAGAATACCAACCGGGCAGCTGCGCAAAGTGCAAAAACTGTACAATCCACTAAGACCCCGGCCAACGCTCCGGCACCTGCCCGCAAACGAATTACTATGGAACACCTGGATGACCCTATCACCTGCGATCAGCTGCTGAAATGGATGTACGGGGTTCTCACGACTGACAACTATGCCGCAGATTTTGACGCAGGGGCACGCCTGCTGAAATACCGCGACGCCGATGCCGAAGTCGTGGATCGCTTCTCGGCGCTCTTCGAATCATATCGTCAGGCACGCAAAAATGCAAAGTGATATGGAAGCACAGGTAATGTTGCTGCGGGAATCGACGCCCGCCGCCGAGCTGGCCGCCCGGGCTATCTCCTCGGTTGTAAACGGGGAGGTAGACCCGATCACGGCTCACATCAATATCAGCCGTATGGAGGCCGCCATCAAGCTCTTCAAGGAGAACACCTACGTGCGCGACATCACGCTGCGGGAGCTTGCCAAATACGGCAAATCGCATCAGTTCGGAGACTGCCGACTGGAGGAGGCCGAATCGGGCGTCAAGTACGACTATTCGATGTGCGGCGACAGCCGGCTGAACGATATGTACAAGACGCTGGAAGCCCTCAAGGTCGACATCAAGGAGCGCGAGGAGATGCTGAAAAAACTACCGCGTACCGGAATGGCAGACCCTGATACGGGCGAGGTTCTTTTCCCTCCAGCCCGTAGTAGCAAAACGACCGTCAAAACCACTTTCAAAAAGCAATAAACAATGGCAGAACTGATTAACGTGTCGCTGTGTGTCAGCGACATTCCCAAGGACAAGATTTTTGTTGCCGAAAACGGCAAGAAGTACATCGGCATTTGCGTATCTGAGCTCCGCGAGGTTGACCAGTACGAGAATACGCACTGCGTGTTCATCCGGCAGTCGAAAGAGGAGCGCGAACGCAAGGACAAGCGGACGTATGTAGGCCGAGGTAAGGCTGTGGTGTTCCGTCCCTCGGAACCCACTCCCGACCAGGTTGCAGATTTGCCGGTCGCCGAAGATGTGGATGACCTGCCTTTTTAGGAGGCAGTGGAAAAATTGCTGTATATGGAAGAGTGGAAAGATATAATTGGGTACGAAGGGCGTTATCAGGTTTCTGATTTAGGGAACGTGAAGTCACTTAATTATTCCAGAAAAGGGGTTGCGCAGCTTCTAAGGCCTATTCTAAAGAGCACAGGGTATTATGTGGTAACACTAAATGTAAATGGCCGTCAAAAACAATTTCATGTACATAGATTAGTCGCAGATGCTTTCGTAAACAAGAAATACGGCTGCTCCGTGGTGGATCACATAAACACTATTAAAACAGACAATAGAGCGGAGAATTTGAGATGGGGAACTATATCTGATAATGTTAATAATCCTATAAGTGCAGATCGAAGAACAAAATCAATCCGAAAGTTGTTAAAGGGGAAATATGGCGTGGCCTCTTTAAAACATAGGGCTTGTGTGCAAAAAGATTTGGACGGTAACATTGTCAAGATATGGAGTTGTATGTATGATGCAGTCAGGGCTTTAGGTGTCGATAGTGGCGGTTTGACGAGAGTATGCCAAGGTAAACAGCATACTGCAAAAGGATATAAATGGGAGTATTATAATGCGGTATGATCTTAATTGTGAAATCGACATATGTCGGTTTAAACATCGGGTTGCCTCCTTAATTTCAAGGAGATGTATTGTTGAGCTGACGGATAAAAAACCAGTCAGGACGTCTTCTCAAAATAAATATCTTCATTGTATTCTTGGCGAATTCGCCATGCAAACCGGGAATCCGATAGGATATGTCAAACAGGAATATTTCAAACGGCTATGCAACCCGGAATTATTTGTGCGCGTCGAATACGACAAGCTGATGCACAAGGAGGTCGAAAGGCTCCGGTCAAGTCGTGACCTTGATACAGGAGAGATGACAACAGCAATAGATCGGTTCCGTAATTGGGCTTCAATGGAGGCGGGCATCAACTTACCAAGCCCCGAGGATAATGAATGGATCTCTTTCATCGAGCGGGAAATGCAACATCAAAAAGTGTGGCTGTAACACGGACATAGAATGAATTACTTAGACCTGATACGAAAATTTTGGCAACTTGATGCAACGTGGCAATTTGGCTGCTGTGAATCGAGGCTTTACTTCTACCTTGTAGAACAAGCGAATCGGTTAGGCTGGCCGGATAACTTCACGCATTCCGACGCACGGACGTCGATCAATGTAGGGGTGTCACCTAAGAGCTTGCGCGCCGCCAAAAATCGTCTTATGCAGGCTGGGTTGATCTCATTCTCCGGCGGCGGAAAAGGTCGTGCCGATAAATGCAAATACACTTTTAGGTGTTCAAATTTACCACCTATAGTCCCACCTAACGGGACACCTAAAGGTACACCTAACAGGACACCTAAAACAGAGGATACTTCTTATATAGAAGATAAACTAAACCAAACATATAATACCCCCTATAATCCCCCTTTGCGGGGGGAAGAGGTTACGGGCATCCCCGAAGAGTTCGTAACTCTTTGGGATGGGTTTAAGGGAAAACGCAAGTCGCTTGCTGACGACTATAATGACTTTTGCAAAAAGACGGATGGTTTGACCGTTGATTATGTTAAATTAGGATACCATGCCCAGCTTGCAAAAAACGTCTATTTCCAGACGTGGCTAAACGACTTTTTCCCGAAAAAATCCCGGTGCACGCTTGACACCTCCGCTGTCGAACCTACGTTCCAACCCATTGTGGCGGATTGGCTTGCCTACAAGTCTGAACGCGGACAGACCTATCGACAGCGGGGCTTCGAGAGCTTCTATGCGCGGCTTATGGAACTTTCCGGGGGCAATGCGGATACTGCCCGAGAGATTATCGAGCAGTCCAAGGCTAATAACTGGGCGGGGATATTCCCGCTGAAAACGACAAACGACTATGGCAGAAATGCAGACAATCGGGTCGCTCATTGCGACATTACCAGCGACGAGTTCATGCGCCGTTGCGAAGAGCGGGTCAGAGCGCGCCTTGCTCGCACAATGGCGCGGGAAATGGGGACGGACGGCGGCGGTGATGCTTAAGCGTTTTAACCCCGGCGTGCAGCGCTATTGCGCCGCGAATATCGACCGTTGCTTCACGGGGGATGCGCCTTCCCTGCGTCAGGTGCGGAAAGCCTACGGTGGGGATACGCTCGATTCGTGGCTGGATATTCAGCTCACCGACCTCGTGAACTTCTGCGGCGTGAAAGGCAAGGAGGAGTTTTCTCGTATCACCGACGCAGTGGCAGCAGTCATAGCAGACAACTTCGGTTATCTGAAACTATCAGAGTTGATGCTCTTTTTCCAGCGTTTCAAGGCGGGGCATTACGGGCATTTCTACGGCACGGTAGATCCGCTTGTCATCACTGAGGCGTTGCAGGTGTTTCTCGAATATCGAGCCGACCGACTGGCACGCATCGAACGCGACCGCCACAAAACCGAGAAGCTAAAGAGGGAGGAGGAGCGCGCCGAGCGGGAACGCCGGGGCGAGCTGCTGACCGCCGAGGAGTGGAAAGAGATAGGATGGCTTTTTAATCTATGAACGAACTATGACGTACATAGGCATTGATACGGGAGTACATACAGGCTTCGCGGTATGGCATTCGGACACAAAATACCTCGCGGAAGTGAGTACCATGACGATCACCCAGGCAATGGAGCGCGTGAAAATGATCTCCGACATTCGGGGCAAAGATAGTATTCGACTGTTCATCGAAGATGCTCGCCAACGTAAATGGTTTGGCAATACGGGACGAGAGCGCCTGAAGGGAGCCGGAAGCGTTTGTCGAGATGCATCAATTTGGGAGGGTTGGTGCAAGGAGCAAGGCCTGCAATATCGGATGATTGCTCCTAAGAATAATCGTACTAAACTATCCGCAGCACAATTCAAAGCTCTTACGAAGTGACAGGGAAATACCTCGGAGCACTCAAGAGATGCCGCCATTTTAGTATTTGGCAGATAAGTTTTGCAGTCACGCCAGTCCCCTCAGTTAACCTTTAACGAACGATAAAATGAATAATATCGAGCTTTTTAACGATCATTTTCAAAATTACAAAGTTTACGGGATTCCGAAAGCGCAACTTATTATCGCTGATGTGCCGTATAACTTGGGCGCGAACGCCTATGCCAGCAATCCGGCCTGGTATGTCGATGGCGACAACAAGAACGGCGAAAGCGAGCTTGCCGGGAAGCAGTTTTTCGGCCCGGACAAAATACCTGCCCACGCAATCGTCAGCGGTAATAAATACCCCGACATCCGCGACGTGGTTCGCTATGTCGAATGGCAGAATGCCACGGGCAGTTTGTTCGACGACGACACGGCGACCAGCTGCATGAGTTATTACGGATTATGCGAATGACTATGAAATTACGAGTATTCACAAGTTTTTCCGGCTATGACAGTCAGTTGATGGCTCTTCGGGACATCGGCGCAGACTACGAGTGCGTGGGCTGGTCGGAGATAGACAAGTGGGCGATCAAGGCCCATAATGCTGTATTCCCGGAGCTGGCAGACCGAAATTACGGCGACATCACGAAAATCGATTGGAACGCCGTTCCGAACTTCGACCTGTTCACCTACTCGTTTCCGTGTACCGACATCAGCAGCGCCGGAGAGCAGAAGGGTTTCGACGAAGATTCGGGCACCCGTTCATCCCTGTTGTGGGAATGCCGTCGGCCGATCGCGGCCAAACGTCCTAAATTCCTGCTGATGGAGAATGTGAAAGCCCTCGTGTCGGAGAAATACCGTCCGCTGTTTCTCAAATGGGAATCGTGGCTTCGCTCGCTCGGTTATGTCAATTATACGGAAATACTCAACGCCAAAGACTACGGCGTCCCGCAGAACCGGGAACGTGTGTTTATGCTCTCCATTCTTAACGGCTGCTGGTATGAATTTCCGCATCCGGTCAGGCTGGAAAAGCGGCTGAAAGACGTACTGGAGTTGGAGGCGGACAAGAAGTATTATTTGTACGAAAATGAGTTGAAAGTCATTAGAGAGGCATTAAAAAAATGGACGAATGTAAACGGTGACACGGATAAAGTGATTCAGATCGGTGCGACAAAGGAAACGGACTGGAACCGACAGCAATACCGGGTATACGATCCGACTGGCATCAGCCCGACGATAACGAAGAAATCGGGCGGCGGGCTTGAACCGAAAATCCTGATGCGGGGACGCGGCTTCAACAAAGGCGGCGAAGCGGATATTCCCGGAACGATTACAGGCAGCGCGTGGGAACAAAACAATCTGCTGTACTATGACGACTGCATCCGCCGCCTTACGCCCCGCGAGTGTTTGCGGCTGATGGATGTTTCGGATAGCGACATTAACAAGATACAAGCTGCGGGAATCAGCGATACACAGCAGTACAAGCTGGCCGGAAACAGTATCGTAAAAGCTCCGATGATGGGGATATTTGAAAACATGTTGAGATTTAACAGTTAGTGATATGACAGACCAAGTAACGAGCATCGAGCAGTCGAAGCGGCTGATCGAGTTGGGAGTGCCCGCGGAGAAGGCGAGCATGGTGTATGTGAATAACGCAGACATTCCGTCGTTTAAAGCAGAGCTTGCTTCCTCGGGCATCGACCTTAAAGAACTTATTGATGACGGGCATGAGTACTATCCCGCCTTCACGGTCGCCGATCTGCTGGGGCTATTGCCTCCTAAAATTTCATGGCAAGACCCATCTGACGGTAATTTTCGCATGAGGCGATATATGGGCGAGAATGGCATCGAGTGGGTTGTCGACTACGATCGTTTTATCGCTAACGATGTTAGTATTATTAACGCCCTTGTCGAAACAATCATCCTGCTTGTGTCTACTAAACATGAGTTGAACATATGAGACTGCCTATCGAAGTTCACAACAAGTTGATCCCGTTCAAGGGATTCAGCTGGGTAACATGGCTTTTATGGTCTTTTACCCGGAAGCCGATGGCGTGGAGCATGGACGAGACTACGCGCCGGCATGAAGGAATCCACTGCGCCCAGCAGATCGAACTCGCCGTTCTGTTCGTAGCGATCCTCGTGCCCGTCGCCATCAGCTACTCGTTCGCGTGGTGGGGCTGGGTGCTGACAGTGGTCGGCATTCTCTTCGCCGGCTGGATTTGCTACGGCATATCGTGGCTGATCGAAGTGATTATCCCGCCTTATCCGGGCGCGTACTACTACACCTGCTTTGAGACCGAGGCATACAACCATGAGGATGATCCGGACTACTTGAAGCGGCGCATACCGTTCTGGGGCTGGATTTCCTGTATACCTAATCGGAAAGTTAAACACAAAAAAAACTAATTTATGAATACAGAAACGATGTTTTCATCTAAGACCGATTTATGGGCTACACCACAGGATTTCTATGATAAACTCAATAGTGAATTTAATTTTACACTTGATCCTTGCGCCACCCCGCATAATGCTAAGTGTGTTAAATTCTACACCAAAGAGCAGGACGGGCTCCGACAAGATTGGGGCGGGAATACTGTTTTTTGCAATCCGCCATACGGTCGGGATATATACGCATGGGTTCGTAAATGCTGCATGGAGGCACAAAAAATTAACACAATAGTTGTAATGTTGATTCCGGCGCGTACAGATACTCGATATTTTCACGAATTTATTTACCACAAAGCACGGGAAATTAGATTTATAAAGGGGAGGCTAAAATTCGGGGGCCAAAAAAATAGTGCTCCGTTCCCGTCAATGGTGGTTGTATTTTAATCCATAAACTGTTTTAAAATTTAAGCACAAAGATAACCAACCATGAAAACAATTTATCTCTGGGTTTCAGGCAAAGGCTGGACACCCTTTCAGTACAATGAACTTTCTGAATTAGCCGCCGAATTTGAGGCGCGCAATATCAAACTGGGCGCCGGGTGCGAACTGGGCAACGGGTGCAAACTGGGCGCCGGGTGCAAACTGGGCGCCGGGTGCAAACTGGGCAACGGGTGCGAACTGGGCGACGGGTGCAAACTGGGCTACGGGTGCAAACTGGGCTACGGGTGCGAACTGGGCTACGGGTGCGAACTGGGCGCCGGGTGCAAACTGGGCGACAGGTGCAAACTGGGCTACGGGTGCAAACTGGGCAACGGGTGCGAACTGGGCGACAGGTGCGAACTGGGCGACAGGTGCAAACTGGGCGACAGGTGCAAACTGGGCGACGGGTGCGAACTGGGCTACGGGTGCAAACTGGGCGACGGGTGCGAACTGGGCCGCGAGTGCGAACTGGGCTACGGGTGCAAACTGGGCTACGGGTGCGAACTGGGCTACTGGTGCAACCTGGGCGCCGGGTGCAAACTGGGCGCCGGGTGCAAACTGGGCAACGGGTGCGAACTGGGCGACTGGTGCGAACTGGACAACGGGTGCGAACTGGGCCGCGAGTGCGAACTGGGCGACTGGTGCGAACTGGGCGACGGGTGCAAACTGGGCTACGGGTGCAAACTGGGCAACGGGTGCGAACTGGGCGACAGGTGCAAACTGGGCGACGGGTGCAAACTGGGCGACGGGTGCGAACTGGGCGACGGGTGCAAACTGGGCGACGGGTGCGATGTTCCGAAATCGCTATTTATCAGCGCATCTCGCCATGCAGTATCCTATTGGGGTGAGGATGTTATTCAA